ATTCATACTAAGATTTTTAGTTAATTTATCATCTGTATTACTTTATCTAATTCATTTAAAAACCATTTCTTTTTTTCTGGTATTCTAATACAAACCCATGGAATTCTTATTACAATATATCCATTATCTCTTAATAATTTATCTCTATATTTATCATGCTGCATTCTTTCTGGTTTTAAATGTTGTGCGCCATCAATTTCAAGATTTATTTTTTTATCAGGGAAAAAGAAATCTAATAAAAATCCACCAACTTCATTTGAATTTAATGTTGATTTATGTACATATTTTTCTTTTTCAAAATACGCATGATGTGATAATAAATAATTTTCTACGTATAATTCAGGATAACTTCTAATATTTCTCGTTTTCCATGTATTATGTGTGCCATCTAAAACTTTTTGTTTAATTGTATCTGATTGTTTTTTAAGAGATTTTTCTAATTTTTCAGGATCATTTCTAAAATTATCAATAGCTTTAACAAAAATTGCTCTATAAATAGGATCGTTTGATTGTATTATAGCTCTATCACTTCGATTTTTCTTTTCTTTTTTTCCATCAGGGGATTTCCAAAATTGTTTTACAGTTTCTTTTTGTTTGTCTATAGAAGTTTGCTTTCTTTTAATTTTTCCTTTGTTACGCCTATTTCTATCTGATATTTGACAACTCCTTGAACAAAATAATCGTGTTTCTTGATTTGCTAGAAATGTTTTTCCACAATTTTTGCATACAAATATATTCATTTTTAGTTTATATATTCAAAAATATATCTGGTATTTGTTAATTTATGAAAATGTTTTGTCAATACACGCTTGACACAAACCACTTATTGAATATTCTCTTTTTGATTGTTCATCACGAAAATCTTCTGGTTTAGTTTTAGTTGATCCGCAAAATGGGCATTGACCATTTTCTACTTTTTCAACTTCTTTGCCAAAACCTAAGGCTTTCAAGTTATTCTTTGCTACGTCTCTCATAGTATTGCTTATTTTTATTTTCTTTATCGAGCTCTTTTTTGAGTTTTTCCTCAGCTAATTTTTCAACATCTTTAATATCCTGATATGCAATTGCTGGGTCTTCATCAATATTGTCTATTTCAAGATATTTATCTATCATAGTTTTGAGATTAGTCCCATTCTTCGGCCGTTTGTTCACGATTTTCTAATCCGCAAATTAAAGATAAAAGAACGTCACAATGATAAATAACAAGTCCATCAGTACTCATTTGACAAGTTATTCCCTTTTGAACATCAAAATATTTATCCATGTTAATGTCAGGAAATTGTTTTAACAATTCTTGTTGTTCACTCCAAATAAAACCCTGTTCATGTTTAGTTTTATAATTGTAAACTAAATTCTCAAGTTCTTTATACTCTTCTTTAGTTAATTTTCTTTTGTTTAAATCGTTGAGATTCATTGTTTAAAAATTGATTAATCGTTTTCTGAAATCTCTTATAGTACGTACACTTTGAAGTAAAAGTAAATCAGGATAAAAAAATATATGAGCTAATCGATTATTCTTTTCTATATTTTTAAAAGCTACATGTAGTTGAATTATGTAGTTGAATTTTATTTAGTGCGGGCTTTGATAAAGAACTAAACAGATTTTCATAATATCGGTGAGTATAATATTTTCTTACTAATCTGTAAAATTCGTATTTTAGTGATCTTCCCCCATCAACTATTACTGTAAGAGGTATAGCTCCTGATAGAAATATTAATCCTGTAAAGGCTACTGCTATTCCTACTGGAATTGTTACGGGTCTTAAATATTTATTTTTTGTTAATTGATCAATATTAACAAAATTTCCATTAATAAGATAGTTTGTATATTTCATAAATTGTATATTAGAATTGTATTATAAGTAAATATAATCAAAAAGATTTACATGAAGAAATATTTGTCCATTTATTTTTCATTTAAGTGCATTATTATGCTATAATTTAATACTAACAATGAAAAACCCACCAATTGGAGGGTTTTTCATGTAAAAAAGCTTTTGAATAAGTTATAATTTTATTAATTTTATTAATTGTTAAGCATAAGGATGTTCGTCGTTTCCATTCATTTTTAAAAACTTCTTAATTTCCTTAATATTATCTTCATTAACTTTTGTTCTTTTTTTAAGTTCATTAAGTTCTTTATGAATTCCTTCAACTTCTATTTTTACAAAACCAAACTTATCGTTAATATCATTTAGAATAGAAAGTATATTCTTTTCATTTAAAAGCTGTTTCTCAAGAATAATATCTATTTTTGAGTTCTGAATATTTAAAGCTCCGGAAACTTTTTCTTCTTGAAGTTTTAAGGCAGTAAATATTTTTTCTTCTTGATGTTTTAAGGCAGTAAATATTTTTTCTTCTTGTGTGAGTAAAGTCTCAAATATTTTTTTATCTCTTTCATCAAGCATTTTTCTTACTTCATCAGTAATAATGATAGCGTGTTCATCATATATTTGGCTGATAACTTCATCTTGTCTATCAAAGTGTCTTTTAAGTAAATGAATATCGTTATTATTCCAAGATAATCCATTCTTCACTTCTTCTGAAATAGGAATATTTTCATAATTCTTACTTGCAAGTGGATCTAAATTATTTTTTACTGTCATTTTTTCTAATTATTATATTTAATTTAATTGAATCAGAACTATTAAAATATCTATTAAGATACTCATTATTTTTTAAATTAAGAATTTCTAGATTATCTAATGTTTTTTGCTGATTGTCCTTCTGATGTATAATTATGTATTGGAGTTGATTTAAAATTTGCGCATTATTGCTTTTAATTAATTCAATACCTTCTTGTTTATATTTATCTATTGTTGATTTTTCGTTTTTATCAAATTCTTTCACTGAAATTTCTAAAGTATCTATTCTATGTAAAATTTTATTTTGAAAAACTATAGTCTGATCTGTGTTTGTTTTAATGTATTTAAAATATTTAACAGTTTTTGTTATAGGGTGAAATATTATTTCTACAATTACAATCATTACAATAGAAACAAGAATAATTGCTAATTGTTTTTTAGTCATTTTCATAAAAAAAGTAAAAGCAGAACCTACTTCTTTTAAAAATCCGTTTATAGAGGTATCACTCATTTTTATTATAGAGTTTTTTTATATATTCTTATTAAATTTGGATATTAACGTATAAACACAGGAAGCCCTCCAAGATGCGCATGTTAACAGAGGCGTGGAGGGCATTGTTGAGCAGGTGATGAGAATCGAACTCACGTCCGAAGCTTGGAGGGCTCCCGTACTACCACTGTACTACACCTGCATTGAGTCCTGCCTTACTTAAGGGCTTGTAGTTTGGACTCGTAAACGTTTAATCTATGCATTTTGAAAGGCCAAAACGTCTGCGTACAAAAACCACTGCATTACCGAATACAATACCGGAGAGTTTGATTTGAGGACACAGCTCACAAAAATCCGATCCATTTTCCTGAGGACCGAGGCCTACTCTAAGTATTGTAGACATACCATCTTAACGGCGATGAACGAAGTGTTATTGTTTGAGCACCAGACCGGGGTCGAACCGGCGAACCTCTGCCTTGGCAAGGCAGCGCTCTAAACCAACTGAGCTACTGGTGCATTTTACCAGAAAATAATTTCATATTCAATAGACGGATATTGTTTTTGAAATGCATTCTGTTTTATTTTTGTTTCTGGTAACGTAACATTCCAACTATTCTTTATTTCAGTTATTTTATTGTCATTTAATAAAAAATCTGGTTGATATGTTCTTTTAATATTATTTTCATCTACATATTTAACTTTGAAATCTTTAGGTTCATATGTAAATTTTATAACGTCTTTATTTTCATTTATTATGTCAACGAACTTTTTTTCGTGTGAAGACCTAACAATAAATTCTTTTGATCCTGTGTGTTTTTCTGAATACACTTTAATGTTTTTTGTATTTTTAGGAGTTTTTCCATACATACCATTATGATCGCCTGAATTTTTACCTATCATATTTTTGCTAATTTGTTCTCGCGCTTCAACACTTAAACTTTTTGCAGAACATGATCGTGAACAAAAATCTTGATGTCTTCTATTCCAATGAACCAAAACACTTTTTGAACAATATTTACAAACAATCATTACATCTTGATGAGCAGATAGTTTGCGTGCAATACTTATTTTTTCGTTTTTAGATAATTGTTGTTCCATAATTTTGTGTACCGCGGGGGAATCGAACCCCACTGACTCCTTCATCGGAGCTGCACTATCCATTTATACTACTGGCACAATTTGCGGGGAATTACCCTACCTTTTCATTAAGGCATAAGCCTAAATGTTTTTAGTTTGTTCTTAAGTTTTTCATTTGCAATCCAATATTCATAACCTAATGTTTTTTCTTGAGCAATGAATAATGTTTTGCCACTAACGTAAAATTGTAAAATTTCTCCACTCGTAAGTGTGAATTCTACTAACCAATACTTAAAAATCTTATCTTCCTCTTCAGGAGATAATCTCTTAGGTTTTGGTTCTTGCTGGGGTTTCGGGTTTCTGTATAACATAACCAATTTTTCAGTAAATCTGAAAAATTAGGATGTGTTAAGCCCTTCCTTTTTTACGTTAATCATATCTTTTATGTATTCGTCAATATCACTTAGTTGAATTGATAAACTATTTAACAATTCCATATCTTCTGGCAATGCTGCCCATTCATATAAATCTGCTAATCTTGCTGATTCATTGATGAATTGTTCAAGCAATTTAATTTTTATATCTTTTAACTTTAATAAAGTTTTATCGTCTGTCATATATTTATTTATTCATTTCCGAAAGCGTCATCTAACATTTCTTTTTTGATGACTTGTTTTTCGCTTCTTTTAACAGCACGAAATTCTTTCTTTATTCCCTCCACAAAGTTCTTACGATGAAGTGTATCTTCGAAATGTTCTTTCATACCTTCACGTTTTTCTTGTTTAAGGGTTCTTCTTTTTTTATCGTAATCTTTTGTTTTCATTTCCATTGATGTTTTCGCGTGTGTTTCCACGTTCTATACATTCTTATTTCAGGTGGGTAAATCATTCTCGATTTCCAATATCCTCTGTACCCTCTGAGATGTTTTTGATAATACCCGTATTCTTCACGATAAGGGTCATCATCACATACATTAATAATGTGATATACTCGACGATTTGTTGTCGTTTCGATTTGTGTTTTCATAATGGTCTAAATTAGGTTAGTTAAACCTAATGACCATATAATGTGTATTTCATATTATTTAATATTGTTTTTTATAAATTAAAATACTGATTCACTAATTGCATAACACTTTTTTCTCCATGTTCATGCTCGAAATTTTTAACAAACACTAAAAAGTGCACGTATTCAGTAATCTTTTCTAAAGGTACATCTTTTTTTTCTATAGTTTTATAAAGATCCTTTATGTCATCAGCTCCTCCGATTGCATTTAACGCACTTTGAAATGCGTTTTTCCCCTCTTCCGAATTAAGGAATCCTAGTAATTTCTTTTTTAAATTTTTTTCCATTTTCATTCAATACTGTTATTTTCTCCATATAAAGCTCGAACTTTATTAAGCCATTCTTGTGTTTTAACTTTTACCATCCAGACCTTACCCTCAGATACTCCCTTTAACACTATGCCTTCTTTAAGGCAGTAGATATTGGATATTATATCCTCTATCATTTTGTCATCCAAGAGACCTTGTGTGATTAATTTCTGAACTTTAAGGTGACCAAAAATGTCAATAAAATCTGCCGGTTTGACAAAATCTTTTTTGTACATAAACATGTCAAATATAGTTACGTCGAAATCATCGAGATCATTTATCCAATCATGTTGTCCTGCAAAAGAACGAGGTCCAGCAAATTCTCCGTAGACTGTAATCATATCTACACCTCGAAATAGTTTATTTTCGCAAAATATCTTATCTAAAGGTCCTGAATATTTATCCATGAAAATATTTACAGCTTCTGTAAAGGGATTGCTCGCATTTTTAATCGTTTCTGTACGAGTTCCAAACTTTCCAAAGCCATTTGTGAATTGACTTTTCTTTGAAAGTTTTTTATTCCATTCAGCACAGAAATTTGAGCCATCGACTTTATCAAATCCAAAGGCGTGTTGTCCGATATAATCTTGAACATTTTTTTCTATGGTGCGATAATGCTTCATTTTTTAATGTGTTTTTCAAAGAAATCTTTAGGAATGTTATTCATTATGATGAACTCTTCTTCAGTTTGTCCACCTCCATTAGCTTCCCACATTGCTTTGATTGTTTCAAAAAAATCTTTTCCGTATTTAGAACACATAGTTTTGAAAGAATATTTCCAATTGGAAGTGTTACTTTCAAAATCCATTGCTTCTATGATTCTATTCGAACTCATTTTTATTTTAATTCACTCTGCAATTTTTTAGCTTCTTCAATCGTTAGATTTTTAAGCCACTTTGTAAATTTTTCTTGTTCTGCAGGAGATAATTTTTCGTATATCTCAATAATTATCCACAAATCTTTTATTGTCATTTTTATTTTGGATTCTGTGTTAATAGCCACTGTCCTAATGTTTGATTGCACTTTGTACATCTAAATATTCCTTTAATTAATGTGAAATTACATGCACACGTTGCTTTATCAACTTTTATTTTCGTGGGTTTCCTGATTTTAGTTGTAAATAAAATCTCAAGTTCCTCAACGGCTTTTTCAAAATCACCGTAATGATGAAGATGATTCTTCTTTAATATTGCGATAATCTTTTCTCTCATCTATTAAACCAAATAATTGTATCAAATTCTTTTCTAACTGCTTTATGTTTAACGTCACTTGGAAGTATAGTGATATTTGTTTCTTGACCATCTTTTACATAATAACCAAAACCGTCATAATCAATGAATCCTTCACACTTAACACAACCAATAAATTCTTTAAGTGTCATAACATCGCCAAAATCAGATAATTCGGATAATTTGTATGGCATAATCATTCTTTTTTCACGAGATAATTCACCTAATTTGTTTATTTCAGGCCCGGCATATTTTAAAAAATCATCCCACGAACGACCATCATTATCTTCATTGAATTTTTTGTCGTAAAGGTCTTGATATTTTTCAAGTTCAGCCTCTATGTCCTCAAAGTTTCTTTTCATTATTTTATTTCTATCACTCCACCAAATAATTCAAATTCTCTTTTAAGATTTTCAGCTACTTCTATTGAAACTTTTCCTTTCATTTTACAAGGAGCACTTTCGATAAGATTTTTTGCTTCAATAAGAGTTAAGCCAAACAATTCTTTTGCTTTTTTAATCATCTGCAATTTCTGTCCGCCTATTTCTTTAAGGCAAACATCAAATTCAGTTTGTTTAACTTCTGCAACTTCTTCAATAGGAACGATTCCTACGGGAGCAATTGCTTGTACACCTTTAATCCCATAATCTTCTTCAAGAATACGGACTAATTCTTTTGCTTCTAACACTGTCAATTTTGAAAGTGTATCGGCGATTGCGAATAATTTTGGATCTGTAGCCATTTTTTCTGTTGTTTTATTTGTGAATTTCATTATTTTATTTGTATAAATTTTTCATTATCCATTCCTTTACGTATCCATCTCATTAATTCAATAGCTTTGAATCGAGGTACGATATAAGTGTTTTTCCATTCTTCAGCATTAGAATCAATTTCTAATTGATAAGTACTTTCACCTACATGTATTTGATAATATACTTTACCTTCACAAACATGTGTCATAAGTGCATCATTACCATTTACAATTTCTTTTAATGTATGAGTCATTTTATTTTCTTTTTCTTGAAATATTTCTTTAAAAATTGGTACTGCTTTTCTAAGATGTTCATATAAAGATTGATGTGTAGTACAAAACCAAACATCATTTCTTAAATCGGCCCTTTGACCAGTTTCTGCTATGAACCCACCATTATATCCTTCAGTTCCTTTGATGTATGTTTTACATCCAGGATGTTCACAGTATATACGAATATCATGAACTTCATTTTCAAAATGTCTTTCAGGTTTAACGTATTTTTCACCTTCTTTGTCGTTGTATTCTATAAAGTCTAACATAATTGTGATTTTAAATCAAATATAATCAAAAAATCCGAAAAATAAAAATATTTGACGGATTATTTTTAGTGACTCCATTGAGAATCAAACTCAAATCGTGAATTTAGGAAATTCACATTCTATTCATTTAAACTATGAAGTCAAATTTTAGAACCCCGGAAGGGAGTCGAACCCTCATCGTTCCATTACACTACTACGCCTTAGAAGGGCGTTGTGATACCGGGGCGTATAGTATCATTTATGATCCTTGTGAATCATATGTGAATCACCCGAGTGACACTATGCTGCTCGGGACAGTTTGTGTATCATATGTGATACATTGTGTGTGAATAATACATTAGAACGCCTGAAGGGATTCGAACCCTCATGTGTCCAATTACACTTCTCCTCGTTCGTAGCGAGGCGTGATACAAGCGCATTTTCTTTTAAAACATTTTTTTCTTATCATGTAGTTTTTATTTTATATGCATAAAAAGTACAAAAGTTTCATCCTGTGCAATATTGAACTATAATTGGGTGAAATTTGGGATTCGAACCCAAGCTTTATGTTCCACAGACATACGTGCTAACCGCTAACACTAAAATCACCATGTTAAGAATAAAAGTGTACTTCGTTATACTAGAAACTCTGTGGGTATGACCACAACTTCTTTTATTCTTGAGTGGGTGTACGAAGGGACTCGAACCCTCACCTACATGTTTCACAGACATGCACTCTCCGCCTTTCAGCACCAATTAAGCTACGTACACCATTTCAATTTTTAATCAATTGTATTAAGCGCCTTATTCCTAATATTGCAATTATAAAACCTATTATTGCTACTAATTTTATGGGCATTATCATAAATGATATAAAACTTAATACAAATAAACTAATTTTCATCATTTCATTTTTTCAAAAAACGTATTTTAACAGAATTAACTTCTCCTGTTGAAGGGTCGGGCACACTTGAAATATAGAAGAATGCCTCTTCCTTATTAATAGTCTCAAATACTTGACTATTTTCCATGTTGATAATTACTTGACCATTTATTTCTACAGCTGCTTTAACCTTTTCGTTTTGTTTGACTTCCATTTTTAATTCTTATATGTATCTTCATTAAAAAAGATTTGTACCGTCGACAGGTTTCGAACCTGTGAGGCTGTAAAAGCCAAGGGATATGAGCCCTCCCCAATTGACCACTCTGGCACGACGATATTAGTAGCGGACACCGGTACTGCCCCGGCAACTTTGGGTTATGAGCCCAATGAGATGACTAGTTTCTCTAATCCGCAATGTGCTCTCTGAGGGAGTCGAACCCTCGATCTTATGGATGTAGGCCATACGCTTTAAAACCAACTAAGCGAAGAGAGCATTTTTAGATAAGTAGACAAACCTGGGATGACTATCTGCAGATGTAGCAGGGCCGTATATGTCCTTTAGGCTCGAAAAGGAACTTATCTAAAAATTGTGGGCAATGAAGAATTCGAATCTTCATTACAGGTGTATCAGACCTGCGTCCTTACCGGTTAGACGAAATGCCCAAATTGTTTTGCGGGGGCAGAGGGATTCGAACCCACGACCTAGTGATTAGCAGATGAAGAGGATTTCGATTCCTTTAACTTCATAAGACTTCATCTATAGTGTTTTTAGATACTTCTATCTTGTACAGTCACTTGCTCTACGCGCTGAGCTATACCCCCTAATTTGCGTTCCCGGTAGGATTCGAACCTACATCTTCATCCGGTTAACGGCCGGGCGTCTGACCAATTATAGTACGACAGGAACATTATCTGAGAAATGTGAGAAGAGTATTTGTATACTAAGCAATGCGCTTGGTACAGGATTCGAACCTGTGATTAACCAACGATGTAACTCTTCTGCTTACTACAGATTGCGGTGTGTACGGGGATCGAACCCGTGAGCTCCTGAGTGACAGTCAGGAATGATAACCACTTCACTAACACACCATTTAATCTATCTACTGCACTGGCATGCAGCCTTCCCAGTGCCAGCCGAGAGATGTACTCCAGACCATTCGTCCTTCATACATCTTGGATTAGTGCCCCTAAAGGGATTCGAACCCTTAACCTTCTCCTTAAGAGGGAGTAGCGCTTATCCAGTTGCGCCATAGAGGCATATAAATTTTTCTGTTTGAATTCCTATTACTCAGTTCATTGAAAAATTTTAAAATCGTCTACCCTATCGTGCAAATGGAGGTTCTCGATACCCCAGACTAACCAAGTTATTCGTTAGATCATTTGCGTTTGTGGAGAATGAGGAATTCGAATCCTCGACCCCCTGCTTGCAGGGCAGGTGCTCTGGCCATCTGAGCTAATCCCCCAAATAAGTAGCAGGAGAGACAATACCTGCAAGTTTTTATCCAGTCTTCCTGGCGCCATCATTTTTTATTTGTTACTGAATTGGCAGGGGTACCAGGATTCGAACCCGGAACTCAGGATTTGGAGTCGCGCATTTTACCAATTTCTACTATACCCCTATAGAAAAGGACTATACTTTCATATAGTCCTTTAATCAATTAATTGTTTGAAATTTATTTTAAGTAATGTCTGTAGCCTTTTTAGTTATAACTATTGGCTTTCGTTTTTTCTCGTGATGATGGTGATGATGATGGTGGTGGTGATCGTGATGGTGGTGACCATGATTGTGATGATCGTGATGTTCATCATCGTCATCATCTATAATAATTATCACTTCATCTCCGTTTTCATCTTCTTCAATAATTATCACTTCATCTTTGTTTTCATCGTCTTCAATGATTATCAATTCATCTTCATTTTGATCTTGATGATCGCGTTTCTGATCATCTTCATCAATGATTATCAATTCATCTTCATCATGATTATCTTCATCATGATTATCTTCGTTATGATTATTACGATCGTTGTAATTGTTGTAATCATTGTAATCATTTGGATCGTCATATTGACGAGATTGATCTTTTTTCATATTATACGACGTCTGTAGCTGGAAGAGTTTCAACGACTGGAATAGCTGTAACAACTTCATCTGCAAGAGTAGTGAATGAAAGAATTGCTCCTTCTGCTGTTCCTAATGAGTTTGTTGCATTTACTTTGAAAAAGTAAACTGTTGTTGCTAGTAAGTCGGTTACTGGTACTGATACAGGTACTACTGCATTTCCTGCAGGTACTGGTGTAGCGTCCAATGTTAAAGTTGTTGAATCTAATAAAGCTGCGTCGGTGCCATATACAAATTGTACTGTTGTATCTAAGTTACCTGGGTTTACTGATCCGTTTAATGTTGCTCCGTGTAATGTTGCCATAATATAATTATTTATTTTTTGTTGTATATTCAAATATTCGAATACATAATATATATTCACGAAAATATTTCATATATAGCCTGTGAGTGTACTGAAAATTATTGCGGTCCATAGGGGTTACGATCCCCTCTTTTACCTGGGTGACAGCCAGGTTCCCATCCATAGGGCCCAATGAACCATAAAACAAAGAAAATCGGAAGAGGAAACAGCCGGAATTGAACCGGTAATTCAAATTAAAAGTCTGATGCCCCACCATGGGGCGCGAAGTAACTCTTTCCTTCACTATTGTTTTGTGCAGGTAGGGGGAATCGAACCCCCATCCTCAGTTTGGAAGACTGAAACACTTTGCGTTATGCCCGTTGTGCTATACCTGCATTTTAAATTTCTATGATGCTTCAGTCTGAAGTCCTATGAAATTTTAACAGTCTCATAACCGATTTGATTTAAATCAGCAGGGTGGATACATACGGGCCTCGAACCCGTGACTCCTGGGTGCAAACCAAGTGTGTTAGCCATCTATACCAATGACCCATTTTCGTATTTTTCTAAATCTTTTTTATATACTATTTCTAAATTTTTTAATGAACTTACAAAATTCTTTTTTTCTTCATCATCTTTTTTCCAAAATCCTTTTATTTCAAAATATTTTTGTAATTTTGGACTCCAAAAATCCGGTGTATACCAATGAGATTTTCCATTTTTATCAAACCAATTAAATTGGTGTTCTCTATTCCATATAGAAGGTTTAATCCAATTTTCATCAAGTTTGTTTAAAATTTTTGTAAAACGTAATTCATAAGAACCTTGAATTTTTATTATATCGCCATTAAGTTTTTCTACTTCGTACCAAGAACATCTTCCTCCTTTATTATTTAAAGATATTTTTTTCTTTGCTTCTTCAGATTGTGTTTTTCCTGTCATTCCTGAAGTACATCTGGAATGTTCAGAGTAATATATTTCTAATGTTTTTAAAAATCTTTGTGACAATATTTCTATATTCAATCTATTGTTATATGTAACTGAACAAGAACATGAACAAAATTTTTGAAATCTTTTTTTTGTAGAAAATTTAAATTTACATTCTAAACATATTTTTTGAATAAGTGGTTTTCTTATTTTTTCATTTATTTCTTTTCTTTTTGCTTTTGTGCTAAATCCTCTTGCACATTTTGAAGAACAAAATCTTCCAGAAGCATAATTTCCTTCATGTTCTTTTCCACAATTTTCACAAACTTTCATCATTTAATTATTATATGCATAAACAAGATAAAAGTTTTGAACTTATTCTTTTTGATTAGAATACTTAATAGTAACTCGTTGTTTTACTACAGTTTAGTGACCCCGGTGGGACTCGAACCCACATCTTCGGATTAAAAGTCCGAGGCGATTCCAATTTTGCTACAAGGTCAAATCATGATCATTGGACTTTAACCAATACTTCAGATGCGGATTTATGCTTTCGCTACCCTATGTCTGCGTTCTCATTAAACTATTTCATAATTATGTGGCGGGAAGAGTTGGATTTTCACCTCCAACTTTCAATTTATGAGATTGACATTCGATGTAATTCTGATCATCACTACATTGCTGAGAAATTCGAAAAGAATATTGTTTTTGAATTTTCTCGCCATTATGTCCCTCCGGTGGGATTCGAACCCACAACCTTCTCCTTAAAGGGGAGTAGCTCTGCGCAATTGGAGCTACGAAGGGAAATTATCAACATGTCAAAGATCGTTATTCTTTTAAAGTAGGATGCTGCTAACTGGCTTTATACATTTTGCATTTTTTTCCATGCCAGTGATAATAATTCCCTAAATTAAAAATTTTATGACAGTATTCACATTCAATATTAATACTGTTAATTTTTGGAGATTTTCCTTTTTTTATTTTACTTAAAATATCTAAAGTATTTTTATCATATACATTTATTTTTCCTTTATTCCATGGAATTTTGCCACTCATTTTTTCCTTTGTTTCTTCAGATACAGGAGTTGTTTTAATTAATTCTATAGCATATGAATAATCTCTTGATGATTTAATATGATTTCCGTTTTTACAATATGTAATTCTATGAAAAGCATATGCTATTTTTCTGTTTCCTTTGTAAATGTACGTTAACAATTTATGACAAATAAAATGTTCTCTTGCTGTTAATAAAATTTTATTACTTGTATCATTATTTCCGCCTAAACATTTTGGAAGTATGTGATGATCTTCGTAATAAAAGTAAGAAGGATTATTTTTATTTCTTATTTTTTTTCTATTTTCTAGTTTTGCATTTTTAATTATACTGTCATATATTTTCTGATGATCCATTTTTATGTTTTAAAAATTTATTCATAAAAAAAGCGGGTAACTTGTTAAAGGTCGCCCGCTTTTCTATATATTGTGGTGTATTATCAATCGATTATATCATGATATGCGAGCGTAAGTTTTCCTCTAATGCCTTTATCATTGGCATTCCATTTATTATCCACGTTCATATGTCGCGCTGTGCGTATCATTTGTTTTTGCGTTTTCAAAATTATTGTTTGTTTATTCTTTTATTATATATTATGACAAAAGTTTTCGATTTTGCCACTTATTGTTTAAAAAAGATTCCGTAGGTTATCGCCAACATTACTTGGTGTCATCAGCCTCTTTTTCGCCGGAATCAATATTGTTTTGTTCTTTTCTTTTTAATGCTTCTACTTTGTTATAAATTTCTTTACAATCATCGTTGCAAATATTCCACCAAAGTGCTCCACCCATTTGATCTCGAATACTTAAAGCTTTTTGTAAAAACTTTTCGCCTTCTTCAACTGTATCAAATTTTAAAAAATCGTGAAGGTTGTTCATTCTGTTAAAGTTTTAATTAAGACAAATATAATCAAAATACTTGAATAAAAAAAATATTTTAACACTTATTTTCAAATTATTTTTAGGCAAATTCTCTCGTCCATAATCGGGTTTCCATCCATGCCCTTGCATCCTGTTACTTCGTGAGAGATGAGTCTATATTATTGGCATCATCTATATATTAGTGTTTTAAACTATGTCCCGGAAAGAGGACACTACGACAACCATCTGTTTAAAACATATTGCTAATTTGCCATGTTCCCTATAGTAGCATAAGGACTAACGGTGCAAAGAATCGTATTAGGTCGTTGGACTCAGCAACTGAGGAGCCAAAAACCCTGACTTTTATTTCTTCCACTCTACGAGCAAAGCTTTAAGATCTGAAAAAGTGTAAACAGAAAACTTTTGTGAATTGTAATTAGAGCCTTAATAGCACTGATAATTAAGATAAGATGATCATCCGTATGAAGGACCTCTACAACTAAATGCCTTGCCTAAGGGCGGTAGAGCATAATACAGAGTCAAATCCCCTCCGTTAGGGTTGAACCTTTAGGGCTTTCAGTTACAATTTACAAATATTTTTAAGAACGTTTGTTTTATTTATTAAGGCAAATATAACAAAAAGTTTTGACAAAATAAAATTATTTGCTATTTATTTTTCCAACATTTGTATAATGATACTCTCGTACCTTATTCCAATCAACGAGAGCTTTTACTTCTAAGTAAGGAACTAAAGCAAATCTCATATTATTTTCTTTGCAATAGTCTTCTGCTGCTTTACACTTGAAAGGAAGTTCTGGTTTATCATTGCTTCCTTTTATTTCTATGATAGAAGTTCTGTCTCTTTCTTTTACAATAAAATCAGGAATATAATGTCGAATTTTGCCTTCAAATAAATATGGAATACGTAATGCAGTGTTTTTCTGCCAAATAAATGACATTGAATCGAAATGCATCATCATTGCTAATTCTGTCATAGAATCGTAACGAAATACTCTTCCTATATTAGATTTGTAATACCCTTTTAATGACGGTATTCCTTTACGTTTTTCTAGCATATTTTTAATTTAAGCAAACTCGTAATTGAACATCTGTTTCAAATGTTTCATATTTTTTGAATAAACGATATTGTCTCTGAACGGCTTTTTGAAAAGCTTTATTTTGAACTTCAAAAAACTCTTTTACAGTTGATTCCTGTTCATCGATATAATAAAAAAATATATCAAATGGCTGAACATCTATTATACGTGTGTAATATGGTTTTGTTTGTTTCATACTTTAAGAGTGTTTTTTCTGTAAAATACTTTTTTTATTCTCCAATTACTTCCAACCATAGCTGTAGGTATTCGAGTATCAAAAATTAATGACGCATTAAGATCATAATTTGGGTACAATTTCTTATACTTTTTAGCATCTCTGATTAATCGATTCTTTTCAAGAACAGCACTTTCTTTGGTTTCAAAACCGATATTCATATAGGTTTTTCGCGCACCTGTAATAAGGTTTGTGTATGTTATTTGAAAACAATAGTTCATGATTAGAATGAAAAATCGTAATATTCTCTTTTAACTCCGAAAATGATATTAACTGAACTCCATTCGGTAGTCATTTTTGTTATACCTGGGATTACTGCATTGATAAAGGCACTTTGTTCTCCGTATGTTCCGCCGGCATTTTTATATGCTTCGTGAAGTTCTTTTCCAAAATCACCATATTTTTTTCTGGCTTCGTCTGTAAAACGAACTACATTATGTTTCTGTTTCCAGCTACCCCATTTGTAAAAAAGGGTTATTTTTTCTTCGGTAAAGTCTTTGTATTCATAATCCTGAGAATCTGACATTCCCAACTTATCAAGTCTGGTAGGAGCGTATCTCTGAATTACGGCCATCTTTTTCTTTTCGTCAGCTTCAATGACTTCATATGCGTGACGATCACTGTAAAATAACATTGTAGCACCTTCACCAACAACCGGTACCGAAGCATTATGACTCATAAGTTGATTAAAAAATCCACCTGCTGAACCAATTCTTTTTCCTTTTTGTTTAAATTGTAGGTCGTTTTTCATGACTATATTATTTAATTCTATAGTAAATATAATCAATTTCTCTGACAATAAAAAATATTTTATGGATTATTTTCATCTTTTATGTAACAAGATTTAACTCGTACATTTTTTTTCATGGCATTAATAAATTGAAAGGGATTTGTGATCCCATATATCTCTTTTCTAAAATTGTTATCGTAGATAATAACAACACAATATGTTACTGGCTTTAATGGAATGTACCCGTCAAAAAATTTATTTGGGTGTAAATCAAAACCTCTCTTTATGAATTTGTTGTCTTCTCCAAACATATTTGGCCTTTATTTTTTTAATTTTCTTCCATATATCCACCCCTTAATTAGATATTGATCAACATTTTCCTTTTTAGTTGCTAAAGTTTCTGATGTTAAAGGATTTATTAACCATTTTATACCAAATTGGGAATTTAATTCACCACATTGTCGTTTATGTCCTGTGTTAAATTTTTTTAATTTTTCTTTATGTTTTTTATTTAAAGGTTTTCGTTTTATACCCTTTGTTTTTCCTATAAGAGATTTACTTATTTTTTCCTTTGTTTCTTGAACTTGCTTTTTTCTTGTTAATGGATATTTTCTATTTTTATATAATCTTGTTTTTTCTTCTGCAGAATAATGCTTATCTTTCATGTACCCGGTTTTTCCGGTTTGAGTTTTTCTACATTTTTCTTTTGATTCTTCACTCCAACAATCTTTAACATTATGCCCACCCTTCCAACTAATATTATAACCTCCTTGTGATATGTGTGTTTTGTATAATCTTATGTATTTTTCTTGAGCATCAAATGCTTCTTTTCTTGTTGGAAACAATTCTAAAATTTCTTTTTTAAAATTTTCTTTTCCATATTCATTAACTTTTTGCCCGAATAAAATTCCGCTCCCTAAATATTTATCTTCTTTGGGCTCACAAATAGATGATCTATCACCAACATATTGGTGTCCGTTAATGATATTTGTTGTTATGTAAACGTAATGAAATTGTTGAGACATATATTATTTTATTTATATATTCATAAAAAAACCGTAGTAAAAGATTAGTGATAAAATTTTATTACGGTTGTTTAAAATTAACTGAGAACTACTGTTTTGTGCGTTTTTAACGAGTTTTCTCTCGGAAAAAGTTTAAGGTGTTTTTCGATACCTTGCCGTATTGTTTAGGCCGAAGCCGCAAATACATGAGCGTTATTTACCAATTTAGGTTTGCATTTCTGCATTTCTAATAGTACATTACTTGCGTAATGAGATTCTTCCGAAGAAGCTTGTTTGCCTTGCGGCATTTTTGCGAAGTATCACAAAACTTACTACAGTTTGATTAATCCAAAAATATAAAAGAACTCTTGTAGATTATATATTGTTCTAAAAAGCATTAGTTTTCCAACTTAATGCACAAAGTTGTTAAAATTTTGTTATAAATGCCTCAAGATATTGTTTTATCTGTCGATACCTATCAACATAAGCATAATTTATTTTCATCTTTTGTTTATCTTCACTATCTTCTTCTTTGATATAAGTATGAGGAAATGGAAACATGTGAAGACTTTTATGGCCGACAAATATATTCTTATAATGGAAATCGTCAAGTTTATCTCGTTCTTCTTTAGGTAATCGTGATCCATCATCGACATAAGGAGCATCTTTCATAAGATAAATGTAAAGATCAACTTCATTAGCTTTTTCAACCCATGGGTCAACTTTCAATTCCTGATTAAATGCATATTGAGCGTATCCTTTTGTGATTAACAAATCTGTATCAATAAATAACAATTTGTTTGCTAATCTTGTATGTTTTATGATATTTTTAGCATGTTCTGTAGCAATTAACTGTAAATCATCCATTGAAAAGTTTGTGCTTCCAATGTTCAAATCTCTTGCTGTTTCAGGACACCAAACTGTATTGTAATGTTCCGCTAAGTGTTGCGCTAATGTTGTTTTGCCAGTTGATTCTGTTCCAACAATTGCAATTTTCTTTACGTAATAGTCTTTGGCAAAGTTACTAAGATAGTCCCAATTGGTAAGAGGTTTGTTTCTTATCATTGTAGCTGAAACGGGAATGATGTTTCTTGATTTGTCAAAAACCCAATTTTCAGCACCAGCTATTTCGGCAAACACTTTTCCGTAATCTTCAGATGTAAAAATTCTGTCAATCTTTCCAAAACGTTCTCTGACTAAATGACCCCAAAATGCTGATAATTCGTCGCTTGTTTCAAATTTCGGTTCTTCTGCATTGAGGCCAAACACTTCAACTTTAGGGTCATCAAGATAAGTAGATAAAACCCATTTAAGTCGATATTTATATGGGATAGGTTCATCGGGACTTGCTGCAACAAGAATAAGTAATTTGTCGCAATTTGATTTGGCATACTCTATAAGAGCCATGTGGCCTTTATGAAAAGGCATGAATTTTCCAAGTACGAATCCTGTTACCATTTTCCAGGGTTATGATAATTAACGACTACAACATGACAATCTTTCATTTCTGTATCGATAATTTTGCTTATTCTATCCCAATCTCCACCGGCTAATCCTGCTCCAATTTTGGGCATTCCAATTGTTTGACCTTTGAAATTGTAGTTAATTTTTCTCATTACTAATGTGATAGCTTCGTAATCAACGGGATTAGCACTGCCATCAATATGATTTAGACCATAATTGAATTGCGTATAACCATTTATGATAATAAAATCATAATGTCTGGCTTTACGATATGTGTAACTTCCAAGTTTAAGAATATCTCCTCTTGTAGTTTTACAATCAGCTTCATAAGCTTCAGGAAACTGCTCTTTAATTTGTTTGGCAATTCCAGCACCCATTGTACAAAAACAATTAGCGCCATGAACTATGGCATCAAATTGCCTTATTTTTGCGTATTCGAGTAAATCTCCGTTAATGATTGTCATATAAATGATTGTTAATAATATACATTAAAACTTTTGAATCCATTTTATGTTCTGTTAAAAGCTCATAATTAGGAAATGATTTTGTCATTAAAATTTCTCTAACTTCAGAAGATGAAATTTCCAATATATCAGTTTCTTTGTTAAGAAAAATATGAGGGGCTTTTAAGTACCAATCAACTTTTAAATCTCTATTTATACCTTTTCTAGGAACTACAACAAATCGTACCATTCTCTCAAGTTCTTCAAAATTTACCCACTTGTCAAAACTATTAGCATTATCAAGTCCAATTATCATACTAAAATTGAATTTTTCGTTCAATTCTTTATCCATTTTCAATCTTTTGAAAAAATTGAAAGTTTCTCCGGCCAATTCATTTTTTATTTCGTAATCAAAGACTTTTATTCTTCCATCAACTTCTGCAGCTAATTTACACATTTCCAAACGATCTTTCGCAGATGCCATGTGTTTTCCATACATGTGTTTATAAGCTGGCATTATCCAAACTTCGTCAAATTCTCCTGAAGTATTCAAAACGAATTGAGCAGTTTGAATGTGACCTAATGTGATGGGATCAAATGCTCCTCCAAATATTGCAACTTTAGTTTTTCTTCCTAAAGATTTGTATTGCAAACTTCTTGATTTAATTTTTTCTAATGTAGTCTTAATTCCTTCGGCAACATCCCAACCACTTTCATTATACAATTGAATTAAAGAACACATTAAATCAGCAGATTCCTCTTTAAGATTCTGGATATCATTCCACTTCATAAGTTCAAAGAATTCGTTTTGAATATCTTTAAGTCTTTCATTTAATGGCGTATATCCGAAGTTATCTTCAAAAACTTTTTTAACGTTCTTTTGTAATTCTTTCATAATTCAAATATTTCAAGTGTTCCTCTTTGTTCTAATCTTTGTATCAAATTTCTCCACTCAATTGTATCAACCGGAGCTGGATAATTAAAGACTATTAAATCGTCTTCATCCATATTAGCAACAAAATCTCCATCTTGTATTTTTTCAATTATTTTTGATACTTTTTCTCTATCCATGAGAGGTGCAGCCATAAAGTGGCCGTCTCCATCCATTGCAATTATTATTTTCATAACTCAATCATATAACGATTTTTCAATAAATGTAAGCTTCCATTTTTCTTTTCAAGGAAAACTAATCCTGCCATGAGAATATCACCTGAGTGTTCTCTAACAACATTGTGATATTTTATTTCTTTGTAATTTTCAACATCCCAAAATGATTTTCCATCAGCATTAAGATCATCTTTTTCAATTATTATACAATCAACTTTTTTCATTAAAATGTGTATTTAAGTGATACCATTGCGTTTCTATTACCCATTACCCAATATTTTGGTGTTCCATCAAATCCTATAATTCCATTCGACAATATCAGAGAATTAAATAAGTTGTTGGCGTTAACTCGTAAATCAATTCCCTTTAAATGTATTCCGGCATAAGCACTAAATAGCGTAAAATTGGGCAATTTATATTCCTTTGTATTTGCTAAGTCAATATAACTTGACCCATTATATCTTATGTTTAATCCAACATATCCTAATTTCTTATAGTTGTAAATTCCATCAACATTTATGATAACATTTGGAGTTAAAATGGGTTGGAATATAACATTTTGATCTCGTATTTGATTTATTGAAAAATTTTCATTTGTTTTAACTTCAAATCCATTAAACCAACGATATCTAAAGTCCAATTCAATTCCACTTCTATATGAATTATCTACATTTTGATGTAATAATATTGAGTTTGGACCCATTTTCCCATTAAGAACAATTTCATCTTTAAAGTCCATGTAATAGAAATTACCTTTGAATGTACACCATTCATCTAAGTATTTGTAACCTATTTCATGATCGAATACTACTTCAGGTTTTACATAGTTTTCGTCAGCGAGTATGAAATTATCATTTCCATTAAATAAATCAGTTCTCGTAGGTTCTCTGTGTGTTTTTCCAATTCCGTAATAAACTACAGATTTATCTGTAACTCTTAGTGTTGCTCCACCAGACCAATTCCAAAAATTGTATGTTTTTGGAAGCATAGTTTGATCTCCATGATAAATAAACAAATTATAACGATATTGTATATCTCCAAATAAAATGAACTTTTTATTATCACCAAAAATCAATTCACCTTTAGCGTAAGGACTTGTTTCACATATATAACCTGTGTTTTTGTAATCTCGAATCAAATCTGTATAGCCATAATGAGTTCGAAAATATTCATATCCATTTACTCCTAAATTGAAATTCGTATGATCACCATGAAAATTGTAATTCATTGTGCTTCCTAGCCAATTTGATAAAACGTTTAATCTACCGATTCCTGAAGCTCTATAATGAGCATTGTCTGTATCATACCATCCATCTAAATATGTGTCATAAAGTATAAACGAAAAATTTCCTTTGTTGTAATGTGCTTGATTATGTATCTGATAAAAATGATCTGTTTCAGCACTATTTTGGGTATTAAATCTGGGATTTTTCCTGATACTGTCAAGAGATTCTCCCATCCATGCCATTTGATTTCGAGCATTTCCCACAAAACCATAAAACTTCCAGTTTCCAAGTTTTAAACCATAGAAAGCCGATTGTGATTTATTGCCTGAATTGTATTTATAACCATCGGTTTGAATGGATGAAGCTTTAATGAAAAAATTCTTCGAGTTAACTCCTGCTGATAACTGAAACGTATTGTATGATCCATAAACAGTTGAAACTTCTCCAGAAAATTTATCTGCAAATTGATATGAATCAAAACTAATACTTCCACCATAAGAGGAAACACCACTTTTTGTAAGTCCTGCACCACGAATAATTTGTACATCACTAACTGAATTTAAAAAATCAGGATAGTTATTGAAATAAACTCCTTGATCTTCAGGTTCATTCATTGGAACACCATTTAAAGTAACATTTATGCGAGTTTGATCAATACCTCTTAAACGATAATAAATGTAGCCAAAACCTGTGCCATTATCCGAATAAAAAGAGACAGATGGTGAAGTACTAAAAAGTATAGCTGGTTCTGAATTTTGTGATTTTAAAGTAATGTCCGCTTTTTCCATGTTTGTAAAAGAAAAAGGAGCAACTTTAGGTGCTGTATAAGTTCCTTTAACTGAAACATCAGAAAGTTGAATTGTATCTCTAATTGTATGCTGAGCACTAATCAACAAACAACTTAATAAAATAAATAAAGTTAATGCAATTTTTTTCATTATTTTTCGTGTATAGTAATTAGTACAAGTGTTTACTCCATTCATGACTGCGTATTTAATACGCTTAGTAATCTGAAATTCGTCGAAAGTATTTTCGTACTTGTTTTCGTGCATACAAGATACACAGAATTTGCACTTGTTAACGCAACCTTTTGTTGGAACTACGATTGAAATTGTCTGAATGTCCATATTGATTTTCTGTTACAATACTAATATAATCAAAATAACTGATATAAAAAAATATTTAGGCAACTTTTTTCTGCCAATCATAAAATCCTTTAACAGCTAATCCTAAAAGAATCAAATAAAGAAATGAAGAAACGAATAATCCTTTGAAAAGAAACATCCCAACATATACGAGATCAACAAAAATCCAAAGGTACCAATTTTCAATTTTTCTCTTTACAAGTAATTGATTTGCGACTAAACTTAATACAGCTGTCATAGAATCAATATAAGGAAGAGATGCATTTGTGTATGTCTTAAAAATATAAGCTATGATTAAATAAGCTATAAGGATGGGTATAAGATAAATGACTCTTTGTTTGTTTGTGAGCTTTTCAACTTTAGTGATACTATTATCTTTAACTTCGCCTTTATAATACCAAAGAAGGAATCCAATGACACCTTGTATTGCAAATATGCCTTGCAATATGAAATCAGCATATAGTTTTGTATGCCAAAATACAACAGCATATAAAATCACTGCCCATATTCCTACAGGCCATGAGAGTAGTTTTCCTTTAGTCGTTAAGTATACACACAAAAGAGTTAAAAGAGCTGCAAAAATTTCTATCGTTAGCATAACTTATTCAGTATAAATTTCCCAATCACTGTCCCATTCTTTTTCTGATCTCCATTTCCAAAATTCAGCCGGTGAACAAACTACGCTATCTTCCAATAAGTACATGCCTTTAGATGTCATTGACATCCATTCGTCTGGTGAAAAATAGTAATGTCTTACTTTTTTGCCTTCACGCATTGCGCGTATTGCTTCCAGTTTTGTCATTGAATAAATTTTCTAAATTCTGTATATGTTTTTCAATATATTCTTTGTCAGCTTTTAAATTCTGAATTTTGTAAAAAATCCAAGAATCTGCAAGAGGTTTCGTATAATCTAATGTATTCATTACTACACGATACGTATCACCCATTTCTAAATCTTCTAATGTGGCCCAACGCATAAAAGGTTCAGGAGAAATTGAAATAAGTCTGCTCGGGACGTAAATTATACGTTTTGAGTTAAAATAACGCTTACAGAGAAATGTATCTCCTATATTTGGGCGTGGTAAATATTTCATGCTGCTAATGATTTTCTGACCATTTTTTCAAGTTTATCTTTGTCAGATATTTTGATAACCTGCATCCAATATTTTGGCATTTTTTTGAATACTAAAGCCATCTGTTTAGGAGATAAAAATCCGCGGGAGATGTAATGTGTTGCAAAAGAAGACAGAATTTCACCATCAACTCCACTAAAACCTACACCATTTGCGTCGCGTGTTTCTTCATGTTCCTTTTCCATTGAAGTCTGGAATTCATAAATCTTCAAAAGAGCTTGGGTAGCCCAAGTCTTATTCGTAGATAACTGTTTCTTTACGAAATTACGAGTTTCACCTTTTGTAATTTTGTGTCCGATTCCAAGTGATACAATAGGGTCTTCATTTTCTACAAACATGATGTTTAATTTTGATTGTATAGTAAATATAATCAAAATTTCTGACATAAAAAAATATTTTGCCATTTATTTTAACAAAAACTTAACAATTTTAACACAATAATCAGATGCCTCGATGAATATATAAAATAAAGATGAATCACTTAAAAATATACGAGCTAATAATTCAAAAAGTAAAATCTGAAAATAGAATTAAAAGTAAGCAAATCTATTATGAAAATCATCACATAATTCCTCGTTGTATGGGAGGATTGAATGTTAAAGAAAATTTAGTATTGTTAACTGCTCGTGAACATTTTATTTGTCATAAATTATTAGTATGCATTTATCCTAAAAATAGAAAACTTGTATGTGCATTGCATAAAATGATATATGGCAATACAAATAAATATGTTAAAACATCTAGAGACTATGCATATATACGAGAATTAATTTCGAAAATTCCTTTTTCAAAAGAAACTCTTGAAAAATTTCATAAAAGAATTCCCTGGAATAAAAATAAAAAAGGATTACAGCATCATACCGAAAATTCTAAAAAAATATTAAGCGAAAAAAATACAGGCGAAAATAATGCAATGTATGGCAAAAAAGGAGAAAAATCACCTTCCTTTGGTCTTAAACGTTCTGTTAAAGTAAAACAAAAATTATCAGAAGGAAAACTTGGTAAAAATAATCCTAATGCTGGAAAATATGAAATTCACACTCCAGATAATTTTTATTTTATTGCTGAAGGCGCTACTACATTTATCAATGAACATCCTGAATATAACATAAATAGACATTTCATTTATTCTGCTGCATCTGTTAATGGAAATTTGTATAAAGGTTGGCGTGTTAAAAAATTAAATTAAGGGCAATACCCAACTTTCCAAAATATAAACTCCTGCTTCTTTAAGAAGCTCAAATGTTTCTTCTTTTTCTCCGATAAATTTTATTGCGTCAATGATAAAATATGTGTCAAACCCAGCCATTGCTGAATCGATTGCAGTTTCTTTGCAACAATAATCGCCCGCAAGACCTGTGATATAAGTTTCAGTTACTTTACGTTCATCAAGAAACTCTTTTAAGCCAGTTTCTCTAAATCCACTGTACCCTTGATCGGCATTATCTGTGCCTTTTTTGAAGATATAGAAGTCTTTCTTACATAATGTTAAATCGAGATCAGGATGAAATTCTGCACCTGGTGTATCTTGCACGCAATGGTCTGGCCAAAGAGTTTCTTGCGTATCAGGATGAAAATCACTGCCATTTCTTAATGTAGGCCAATATTTATCAAAAGGTTTTGTTCCAGGGTGTTGTGAAGCGAAGCCTTCATGATCAACTGGATGCCAATCTTTTGTAAATATAATGAGGTCAAATTTTTCAAGAAGAGAATTAATTACTTGCACAACCGCGTCCCCCTCTGGTACTGCTAAACTTCCGCCTGGACAGAAGTCGTTCTGTACGTCCACCACGATCAGTGCTTTTTGTTTTTTCATATTATTTATTGTTAGGTTTTGCTATTGAAGCCGTTCTTACATCTGGGTTGTCCATCAATTTTTGAATATAAGCGTGTGGGCTTTTAATGTTGTCATAAATTAAGATGTTGCCATCTTTAAATTCTACCATTACTGAATATCCTCCTGGGACTAAAGATAATGGATTTGTGCGATATTCATCGCCTACTACTAATGCCATATTTTAATTATTTGCTAATGTTTCTAATGCTGTCCAAAGTTCTTCATACTTATGACTTTTAAGATGCCAAGCAAACGAATCCATTTCTTTTTGATACATTTTAAACATTGTACTGCCTGTATCTTTTGAATATTTCATGTTTGCATATCTGTCACAAAGTTTTATGAAAGTTGCGTGTTTATATCGATCTATACCTGAATAATACGCATGATTCGCTCTTTCTTCTCGATTTCTCCCTTTTTCATTTGTTAAAGCAAAAGCATATTCTGCAATAGTTTCATTGGTTGCTTTTTTAACATCATTGTAAGTTTTTCCAGTATCTTCGATAACGTCATGAACCCAACATCCTGCGATTACATCTTCTCTATCTTTTTCTGGAATTAAATGAATAAAGCGTTCAGCTATTTCAACCACCATTTTAAGATGAAATTCATAAGGTTTGTCTTGATATCTTTGATTAACATCCCTGTGACAACTGATTGCATATGTTTTTACGTCGACCATACTAAATGTTGTAATAGTTTATAAGTGTTTCTCTGTTACTGAATCCTCTACTTCTTGGAGAAATAATGACTGTTGGAGCATGCTGGCCAGCTTTAAAAACTGATCTCTTCATGCATTTAACTGCAAAATCAATTTGTCCTTCAAGTCCTTTTTTATCATATTTTCTAACTTCATCAATTTTTGGAAAATAATCAGGATTGGGTTCTTCTTCGTATAATTCTTTGAGAATCTGAACTTTATTTTTCCTGTCTCTTATTAACATTGCGCATATTCCACTCTGAACCCAATAATCAATCGGGTCTTCCATCGCGTCAGGTAATTCTGCAGCTGGAGCGAATTTTCCATTAAATAAATCAACAGGAATAACTTCTTTCTGATAAATATATTTATTGATGTAATCAGCCAATTCATATATTTCAACTTTGGTTAAATCACCAATCAAAGCGTGAACTCCAATTGATCCAATATCATGGAATGCACACCATCCTAAAACTATTTCTGTATGATTTGCTGTAGCTACAATTCCTGAATCGAATATGTGTGTAGCACCAAGGCCTTGAACAGTCCTTAATGTTGCCTGGATTGCTGCTTTTCCAATTAATGAAAGTTCTTGTCCAAAAGCTTTGTCACTTTCTTTAACAATCTTTTCATATATTTTTTGGATTGGATTTGTATAGTAAGTTACTTCCAAATTATTAGCCAATTGTTTAACATATTTTAACGATTTTGTGTTTAAACTAGAAGGGTTCGTAATAAATATGCAATTTTCTTTTCCCATCGATTTGATAACTAAAGCAGCTACTACAGCTGAATCGATACCACCGGAAAGATGAACTTGAGCTTTAGGAGTTCTTGATAATTTGAAAAATTCTTTTTGTTCGAATATTAAAGCATCAGTTATTTCTTTGTATTTTGAAGGAGGAGAATATGTAGTTTTATGCATATCAACTAACCCACTATATTCTTTGAATGATGGAGCAATGAACATGCATTCACCTTTTTCATCAAAAATAGATGAATGACCATCAAAAATGACCACATTTTTTAAAATATCACCAACACCGACGGCATTGACGGAAATAAATGGAATTTTTAATCCTTTTGAGATCGTTTTCCATAATTTCATTCTTTTTGCCTGTTTTCCGTAATAAAAGTAGGATTGATTGATATGAACTAACAATTCAGCTCCTTTTTTCACCATTTCTTCCGGAATATTACGACTATGATCGTATATCCAAGCATCTTCACATATTAGAATTCCGATATTTACATTTTCATTTCCAATACGACATTTGAAAACTTTTGATTCGTGTCCAGGATCGAAGTATTTTTTATCTTCGTGGTGATCTGCAGATGCAAGAAGTTGTTTATGATATGTGCGTATTTGATCACAATCTATAATTGCAGCTGCATTTTTAAGTTTTGGAAAACCATTTGCATGCATACCAAGATAATCAATGTAACCAATGATTACAGTACCGGTGTAATTTATTTCCTGTATGTATTCCTGAAGTTCATTTATTTTTGAATACTGATCTTTTATAAAATCTTCACGATCCCATAATGATCCGCACATATATCCAGTTATTGCTGTTTCTGGAAAGATAGAAAGATTGGCACCGTCTCCTTTATCACGTAATATACATGCACGTATTTTCTCGAAGTTACGGTTAATGTCTCCAGTGATTGTGTTAATCTGATGAATTGATGGTGTCATATATCTATTTTTGTATATTTGAATATAACAATAATTTCTGACAAATAAAAATTATTGATCAACTATTTTTACTAAAACAATAAGTATTTCATTTTATTTGTCTTTTGCTTTGTGTGCACGCCACGTTAAATGTTCGTCTTCATGTTTAAGCCATTCTAATAACTCAGGATCATTTACTTGTTCGTGCTCAATTAACGACCAAAGCTGATTATCTTGAGTTGCTTTATCATAAGCAACTACGTAATATATCTTTTTTATTCCTGATGCAATTATGTTTTTAAGGCATTCGTCACAAGGTTGTAATATCGTGTATATTTCAGAACCTTCAATTGCTTTTCCTTCTTTAGCTGCAAATAAAATTGCATTCATTTCAGCATGAACCTCATTCATTTTTGACCACGTATGATGTTCTTCACGTTGAGTTTTATAATCGTAATTTGGGAAGTGTTCTTTGCAATTTTCAAATCCCGGAGGTGTTCCATTTATGCCTGTAGATATGATTCTTTTGTGGTCTGCGATAACAGCACCAACTTGACGAGAAACACATTTGGATTCTTGGCCAAGTAAATAGGCTGTCTTTAAGAAAAAATTCTTCATGTTATTATTTTTTTCGCTATTTGTGATATTGATGTAACTTCTTCAATATCTTCGCGTCTTTTATTTATTAATGAGCCATCGGAATCAAAAAGGCCTTTAGCTTTTTCTTCATCCGCCATTTCATTTTCAACTTTTCTTTTAGCTGAATTGTAATCCTCAGCCATTACATAATAAGTCTTATACTTATTTGTTTTAACTTCAAATAGCATATTCATATTATCCTAAGGTTATCCCACCCTTATTAGCGGCATCCGGGTCATCGGTCAATGTATTAACTAAATTGACACAATCAATTATAGATTTTTGAAGTGTGTTAATAAAGTTTATGTAATCATTAAGATTGCCTAATTGCGGTTTTCTTGTTGCATTTTGCAAGTTATTCATCGCTGATTTAAGAAATTTTCTTTCTAGTGCTTCCATATTATGTTAGTTTTATATCTTCAGATTTTTCAGGACCCGAACCATGAGTAACGATGGTGTTTATCATTGCTACGTTATCCTTAACGAGCTTTCGTACGTTTTTTACCAAATTGAGCAATTCAGTATTGTCCAATTCTTCAGGTTCATCATATTCATCAGGTAAATCAGCACAATGGTTCAAATTTTGTGCTATTGTCATTAACATTTGTTTTTCTAGCTTTTCCATAGTTTTATCTTTATATACTAAAATAATCAAAAAAGTAATACGATTTACAAAAATGTTGTTAAATGTTTGTTAAAAAACAAAAGCCCGAATTTCTTCGAGCTTTCAATTCCCTTATTTCGAAGGGCACCTAGTTACGTTCTTTCGAAGAGGCTTTACTAAGCATATTAGATTTCAATAGCGTTAATCTGGTGAATAACAGCATCTAAGTCTATTTCTATTCTCTTAGCTGTTTCATAGATATCTGCAGTATACCCGTAAAGACGGTGTACCTTCGTTCCTTCCTTTATCATAGTAGGAGCGTATCCACACATATTGATAACGAAAACGTTAGGTGTTCCATGTCTCTGGCAGTAACCCTTGTAAGATGTTTCTACTTGGTCTGCTCCCTGTTCGTCAGAGATGATGAATACTCTGTCAAACTTTCCGTACTGGTCAAGCATTGGGAAGATTGTACCCCATGAGGTACCTCCACCTACATGATGTCCGCGCATTAAAGCGTTCTTAAGTGAGTTAATGCTGTCAAGAGGGTTGTATGTAACCTTACCAGCTGAGCTAGCGAATACGAACATTTCTGCTCCAATTCCCTTAGCTAAAGTAGCTGCTACTAAAGCACCCTTGTCAAGTGCTGAAGTACGTCCGCTTACACCCTTACCAGTTTGAATTGTTGAACTCATTGACCCTGATACGTCTAATACAACTGCGGTTCTGCCGTCGTTGAAAAGTTCTGCAAGGTTTGGAATTGAACGTTCGTAAGCAGTGTTAAGTGCTAATGCTACCTGTGAAAGTACACGACCGTTAAATTCTACCAACATTATTTCTAATGCAAGGTCGATCTGGTGTGGGAATACAAGAGACTTCTTGATGAAAGCTTCATCTTGTAATTGTTCGCATGCCATTGTAAGCAATGCGTTATCGTTAGTCTTAAGAATATTTCTTACGTTACGAAGTAATGCAAGGTACCCAATTTTCTTAGTCTTGATAAGCTCTGCATAGTTTTCAGTCTTAGATTCGTTAAGTTCAACCTTAGCTTGTTCAGTTGTGATTGCGCCTGACTTAACCTTTGCTGCTACAGTCTTACCTGCGTCAGTGTTTTTGTCTTCAACAGTATTGAACTGCTTAAGCAAACCAAGCACAAGTGCCTTGATGGTTGAGATTCCAACTTTACCATTTTCTGGTGCATCTAAAAGATATTTGTCCTTTTCGAACTTCGTACCCTTTACTGCTTTAAGGTAGTCTGCTTCAGTTACGAATACAGTACCGTTAATAGGAGTTTCATGTGGGTGCACAAGGTTAACGATGTCAACCAATGATACACCTTTTCCAGACATTTGATATTTAGCTAATGAATATGTGTCACTATGTTCTATTGCATCTCTGAATCCTTTTTTTATTGCATTTGGGATAGGTGCATCTTCTCCATTTTTCAATTTGTATATAGCTAATATTTCAGCCATATCATCAAGTCTGAAAATTATTCCTCCTTTGTTAATTTTACGATCTCTTTTTGAGAAAAATCTTTTTGCTAATTCTGTTCCGGACAAAATTGGTATCATATTAACAGCTCCGATATGTGTGACAGTACGTTGGCCAAAAATAGTACGTGCATAAACTAATGCTTTTGCAGCAAAAGTTGCATTTTTATTGGCTACAGTTTCTAGAACTGTTTCAAATCTTTTAATTCTTTCATTTTCTTTTTCATAAAATGAATTCTGAATTCCTGTTGCTAAAATTCCGACGAGTTCTTTTTCTGATTTCTGAGTATATCCTACTCCATTTTCAAAAGTTGCAGTTACTTTAACTTCACTTTTACTTTCTTTTTTTACATTGTACTTCATTTTGTGCCTCCTTTTTACTATTAATTTATTATTAAAGAAATTATTTTTTATGTTTACAGTTTTCTCCGTGCCATTTTTTAAAGTTGCCCGGTATTATTTCTCTATTACAATAAGGACATTTTATTTTAATATACGAACCTCGTTTAACTCCAGTTCGTGTTTTAATCATTTGTTCTTTTGTTTCTTTAGAATGATGTGAATCTTTTCTTGATATTTTAACTAATTCTTCTTTAGATTTTTTTCTTCCTGTTACTGCTTTTAAAAGAGCAGCTTTACATTTTTCTGAAGCTTTTCGTCCTTCACCTAGTTTACTTAATTTTGTTTTTGTTTCTTCTTTTACAGGTGGTCTATTTTTTGCCGCTTCTTTTGATCGTTTTCTTTGTTCATCATTAAATTTATATCCCGTATTTCCTTCTCCACCCCAAGTTTGATTATATCCCCATTTACTTACATGAGAATTCATTTCTTTTATCCAAAATGATTCTTTTTCTTTCCATTCAACAAAATCGATATATTCTATTATGCCCATAATAAAATTATCAATACCATACTTTTTTATTGCTTTTCCAATTATGATTCCACTTCCAAAATAATTATCTTTATCATATTCCTTATTTGTTGCATGAAAACCCACATAACATTTTTTATTCACTAAATTTGCAATTTTGTATATGTAAAAGTATTTATATGAACTATTTCTATGATTTCCCAAAATTATTTTTATTTTCGTTATTTATTTCGTCTAATTTCTTTTGCATCATCAAATAATTTCTGACAATTCTTGCAAATTTATAAATTGCTGGTTGTTCCCAAACTTCGAATTGATCAAGTATTGCGTAACTTCCAAAAGCTTCTTTAATATCATCGTTATGATTAATGATAAACATTTCGTCGTTATGTGTCATATTCATAGTTTTAAAAACAAAAATCCCGGTGAATTTATGATTCCCGGGCTAATTTAATGTAAGTCTTGAATCATGAGCATCATGAAACAAGTTAGATTAAAAAATTGGGAAATGTGATTAGAGTGTTTTTTCCTAAGCGAAGTAACTCTTTATCTTACCACAATCAATTATATTATATATACAGTCAAATAACAATAGTTTTGTTACTTAATGTTAAGCTTTTGTTAAAATTACATTAATATGATTAAGATAAGTAATAAAAGAAGTAATGCTCCACCGTAGGTATAGCCATAATCTCTTTTAACTTTTTCCTTCATTTCTTTAGCTTCTTTTTTCAAGCTTTTCTTTTCAGTTGCGTTCATTTTTGTTTTATCCATCGCTTTGATTTCGGATATTCTTAATTCCATAGCTTTAATTTCAGCTGTTTTTTCAGCAGTTAAAGCAGTAGCTGGTTTTGGAGATGTAGCACTTGCCTGAATTGGCATAAAAGTTAATGACAATAATACTGCCATAATACAGAATACAATTTTTTTCATTTTGATTAATTTTTTTTAGTTTATTTATTTATTTTATATGTCAAATATAATCAAAAAATTTCGTTTAATAACATTGTTGTTGTTAAAGTTTTGTTAAAAATCTTCGATTTCAGGACGAGGTTTCATTTTGTAAACATGTGGGTGTCCATCTGGCGGAGTCCATGTAGTCGTTGATATAGTTTTTTTATGACCACAACTTGTACATTTTCTAATTTTTTTCTGGCCATTCAATATAGGTTTTGTGACAATTTCAAAATTGTCTATTGCTCCACATTTTGAACATCTTTGTTTTGGGGCTGGTGTGTGAATGTACATATTGATTGATTTGAGTATGAATATAATCAAAATAATTGACAATAAAAAATTAAATTTGTTAAAAAATTGTTAATGTTGTAAAATAAGCATATATATCTTGTTTTTAAGAGATTTTTCAACAAATAGTAATAATTATGCAACATTTAGGTATATATCGGATAATAAAATAAATTAAAATGAAGATATATATTCAGATATACATGGTCATATAATGCATTCATTCGAATGACTTGCATGATAAAACAAAAAGTGAAACTGAAGAATAATTCTTCCTTTCGATGCTAAAAGTCTTTAGCAAATTGATAATCAGTACAATTATCAAGACACCAAACAAATTAATAACTTAGCGTGAAAAAAAGAATCATAGCTTTCATAGCCATCATGATGATAGTATTGTCAGCTATAATCACATGTAAAAAAGACGACTTTAAAGAATTAGTCGGAACATGCCCTACTCCCGTAAAAATTGAATATACAGTTCAATTATCTTCTAATCCTGTATTAGGCGGAAACGTATTAGGCGCAGGAACTTTCTCAAAAGATACTACATTAACAGTATCTGCAACTCCTAACTCAGGATTCACTTTTGTAAATTGGACTGAAGGAGCAATTGCTCTTACTACCAGTGCAAATTATACTTTTACATTAGATACTGACAAAGTATTTATTGCTAACTTTACTGCAGTGATTCCCAATACATTTACTTTAACTGCTACTGGAGTTAACGGGACAGTTTTAAAATTTGCGGATAAATTGGCTTATAATTTGAATGAGGTAGTTCAAATCACAGCAATTCCGGACGCAGGATATCAATTTGATTCTTGGAGTGGAGACGCTACAGGAATTTTAAATCCTCAAAACGTTACAATGGATGCAAACAAAAGTGTTACAGCTAATTTCTCGTTAATCGCAGCATCACTTTGTCCTACAGTCGTAGACTTAGGATTATCTGGTAATTTTGCAATATTTGCTGAATCAGGAATTTCTACAACAGGTGTTACTTTAGTTACTGGTGATATCGGTGTAAACCCTGTAACGGCAACATCAATAACAGGATTTGGATTAATTCTCCCTGCAAACGGTGCCTTTTCAACATCAAGTTTAGTTGTTGGTAAAGTATATGCCCCTGATTATGCTGCTCCATCACCAGCAAATATGGTTACAACGAGTGGTAATATGCATACAGCATTTACAACTGCTAATGGATTAGTAGTACCAGCACCTGTAACAGAATTTATGGCCGGTAATCTTAATGGTCAGACTTTAACAGCAGGTATTTACAAATGGAGTTCAGGTGTTTCAATTACAAACGGCATCGTATTAGACGGTGGCGGAGACAATTGTGCAACCTTTATATTCCAAATAGCACAAGACCTTACAGTAGCTAACAGCGCTATAATTACATTACAAAATGGTGCTGATGCTAAAAATATCTTTTGGGTAGTAGCTGGATCAGGCGCAGTACTTGGAACAGACGTTAACTTCAAAGGAAACATTCTTTGTAAAACTTTAATTTCAGTTAATACCGGAGGAAAAGTATTAGGACGTTTATTAGCACAAACTGCAGTAACATTAAATGCAGCAACTGTAACTAAACCATAAAATTATAAAGAAAAATAATGAAAAAAATAATTATATCTTTAATAATTGCGATAGCAATGATATTTACAACCTCATGTGGATCTTTACTAGTAAGTACTACATATGATCCAAATGATTCGTATTACATTGAAACATCTCCTTATTATCATCATCAACATTATTATAATGATTACTATTATGATAGACAGTCAAATTACTATCAAAACCATCATGTTTATCGTAATGAATCTCCTACAATAATATTAAAACAAAGGGGTAATAATGGCAATAATGGTTATCGCAATAACAATGGTAACAAATCGAATAATCGTAATAAAAATAAAAAATAATAGTAATGAAAACAAAAAATATATTTAGTAAAGTTAGCTTACTTATTAAAAGCATCTTAATTGGTGCTTTTATTATAGTGACCATGAATTCTACTCTTTCAGCTCAAGACACAACAAAATACACTAAACCATCATGGTATTTTGGAGCAGCTGTAGGAGCCAACTTTAATTTCTATCGTGGAAGCACACAGCAAATTAATTCGACACTCATATCTTATCCAGCATTTCATAACGGAACTGGAATAGGATTATATCTTGCACCTCTCGTAGAATTTCATAAGCCTGATTCAAGATTTGGCGGAATGCTACAGATAGGATACGATAACAGAAAAGGAAAATTTGATCAGGTAACAACTCCATGCGATTGTCCTGCTGATTTAAAAGCTAATCTAAGTTATTTAACAATTGAACCCAGCCTTCGTGTTCAACCTTTCAAAGGAAACTTTTATGTATACGCTGGTCCAAGAATTGCTTTAGATTTAAGCAAGTCATTTAAATATGATAAGGGAGCTAGCGCAGATGGAACTTTATCTGCTGATCCTGAATTAAAAGGAGATTTCTCAAATGTACGTCAATCAGTATTTTCTATGCAAATTGGTGCAGGATATGATATTCCAGTTTCTTCTCAAAATAAAGCAACTCAATATGTAATATCTCCATTTGTTGCAATTCATCCTTATTTTGGTCAAAATCCACGTTCAATTGAAACATGGAATGTGACCACAGTAAGAGCAGGAATCGCAATTAAATTTGGCAAAGGTAAAGAAATAAAACATGAAAAACCAGTTGCAGTAGTAATTGTTCCGGAAAAACCAAAACCAGAACCAGTTGTTATTGTAGAACCTAAACCTGTAGTTGTTGTAGTAGCTCCTGTAGCAATTACTACCGAATACGCATTATATTACAAATTTGATAAATCTAATTTAGATAATACTTCTATTAAAAATTTGGATGAATTAGTTGCAACACTTAAAGCAGATTTAACTTTAACAGTTGTAATAAAATCATATGCAGATTTAAGAGGTTCAGTAAAATACAATATAGCTCTTTCACAAAGACGTGGTAAAGCAGTAGTAGATTATATGGTCAGTAAAGATATTGACATAAAACGAATAGATTCACAGGGGTTAGGAGAAACAAAGGTATTTGATAAAGACAATAACGGAAAAGTTAATGAGTCTAATTACGCTTTAAATCGTAGATCACAAATCGTTGTTAACATTATTTCAAAAAAGTAATTACAATAATCTAATAGAGAATTATTTACAAATTATTATCAGTTCTCTTGTCACCTAGATTAATCTGCTGTATTACTCAGGAAGATAATACCTCTGTAACCCAACTATACCTAGCATAAAAGATGATGGTCAGACCATCATCTTTTTTAAAATAAAAAAAACAGTATTATGCCACTATTAACAATTTTAATCGTATTGATTGTTGCAGGTCTTCTTCTATGGCTTGCTAATAATTACATTCCAATGGATCAAAAGATAAAAAATATCTTAAATGTAGTTATCGTAGTTGTAGTAATCGTATGGTTACTAAAAGTGTTCGGTATTTTTGCTTATTTAAGCAAAGCTCGAATTTAAAATAAAATAAATTCGTTTAAAACTTTTACAAGGATAGCTTATGCTATCCTTTTGTTTTGAAAATTTTTATGCACGAAGCTAAAACTAAAAGTTTGCAGTGATATATAAATTATAATAACCTTGTGATTGGGGATTTAGTGTTCATTTTGAACATTTGAATTGGAGAAATACCAATGAATAAATTCTCAAATATAAAATAACGTAAGGAAAATGTACTCACACACCAATTACCAAATGGCATCTGTGCCTGCAGTATTTGTCACCAAAGGTAGACAACGACTAAAACAGTATAGCGGATACGGAAACGGAACCGTTTATCTTAGAAATGGAGATGAATTCGAATTAGAACTCTTCAATCCAACCCAAAACAAAGTTTTAGCAAAAATCAGTATGAATGGGAAATCACTCGGTTCAGGTATCGTTTTGAGACCTGCCGAAAGAGTATTTCTTGAGAGATATCTTGATGATGCTAGAAAATTCCTTTTTGAAACTTATGAAGTTAATGGAGCTGATCCAGAAGTTAAACAAGCTATCAAATTAAATGGAGTTATAGATGTTGAATTTTTTGATGAACAAAAGCCAAGCAATTTGATTTGGAATTCATCAACAATTACATACACAAATTATCCTGTATGGACAAACAATAACCCACGCCCAGGAATTTTCTTCACTAATACTGGTGGAACGATTGGATCTTCAAGTCCTAATAAAGATGAAGTTAACGACAACAACACTCTTAAAACAAGAGGAGCTCAAACAAAAGGAATAAATCGAGAAGATTTCCAATGCTATTCAGCAAATATAGGTGAAGCAAATCTTTTCTCCGAACCTATTGCATTTGCAGATAATTTTGCGAACGCCGTTCCATGTTCTGCAAAAGTAGAACCATTAGAAACAGGAAGAGTTGAAAAAGGGGGAACCTCAAATCAAGAATTTGTATATGACAACACTTCATTTAATTCATGGTATTCATGGAAAACTCAATGGAATATTATTCCAGAATCTCAACGACCACTAGTTGCTGAAGACTTAAGTGTCTATTGCTCAAATTGCGGTGCAAAAAGAAAAAAATCAACACACAAGTTCTGCCCAAATTGCGGAGCTAAATTCTAATCAATAAAATATCGTCACAAGGTTATATACGACAAAAGAGCATTAAAAATGCTCTTTGTTGTGTTGATATAGTTTTCTTATACTCTTTCGTAAAGTTGATTGATTTTTTTAGCAAATGTGCCTTTAGAAGCAGCCCCAACTTGAATCTCTAATAATTGGCCCTCTTTAAAGTATAATAGGGTAGGGATGTTTCGAATGCTAAAACGAGTTGCAAGTTCTGGATTTTCATCAATATTGCATTTAACAAATTCGATATTTGAGTTTTCATCTGATAGTTCTTCAAGAATTGGAGTAATTGCTCGACATGGCGCACACCAATCAGCTTCAAATTTAACGATTAATCTAGGAGAATTTTTGAGAATATCATCAAAATTTTCATTAGTTACTTTTTTCATATTATTGCGTTTATAGTTAGTTCAGCTGTTGTTTCTGCATTTTCAACATTCTTATAAGGATGAGTACTTGCTGAAATTACTTTTCCGTCTATAGATTTAATCACAAATTCAAAATCAAGATAAATGGGATGTTGAAATATTTCTATTTTATGACCGCGATATTCATATTCGTTAATTAGCATAACAATTTTGTTTACATTTTTCTCCATGCCATTTATTAAAATTATTTTTTGCAATTTCTTTATTACAATGAGGGCATGTTCGTTTTTTATATTTATTCCCGGTGAGAGATTTACTTATATTTTGTTTGTGTATTTCCGTAAAAGAATTTCGAGGACCGCGCATCTTTTCTAATTCTTTCTCTGTATGATAATATAATCCTGTTAAGCCTTTATTCGCCGGAATTTTTCCTTTCATGCTTTTTCCTTGTATTATCTTTGCTTCTAGTGTATGATGTTTGCCAAACATTGGATTCTTTTCGCCTGTTATATCTATATGATTGGTTTTTATAAGTTTTTTAGTTTTATCCGATATAGGTATAGACACAAATAATTCTCGGGCATATGCATAATCTCTAGAAGAAACATTGTATTTATTTTTTCCAGCACTACACATTAAATAAAAAGCATTATAAATTGATTTATTTTGAGGATAAATGTATACTAACAATTTATGACAAACAAAATGTTCTTTTGCTGTTAACAAAACTTTATTACTTTTATCATTATTTTCATTTATACATTTTGGAATAATGTGGTGTTCTTCATAATAAGCCCAATCTGAACTAGTCTTTCTTAACTTTTTTCTGTTTTCAGATTTTGCTTTGCGAATTATAGATTCATAGACTTTTTGATGATTCATAATTTTTTTATGATATTATCCAACCATCTTTACTTCCGATTAAACGGTTAATGTAAAGTTTAGCGTGTATTTCAGCTTCATTAGGAAATGGGAATTCGTGTTTTCCTTCCACGACAAGTTTCATATCTTTATAGATATTGTACTTATAAGCAGTAGGTGCTGTAACAATTTCAATTACATAACCTTCATGGTGAATGTTGTTCATAGTCAAATGATAATATTTTAGTTATTTTTCCAAATACAGTTTTAGTCCAACCGTTAATATGTCCGTGATTGTTTCCGATTTGTACTCCTCGTTTATCATTTTTGGCTTTTACCAAATGCGTATAAAAGTGACCTCTTACTTTGCAATAAACGATATCTCCTATTTCAACTTTTTCCCATGTAGTTGGAGTTATTTCTACTGGTTGTCTGGATTCTAATAATGGAGTCATTGAATTACCGGGCTCCTTTGAGATAATTGTCTCTCCAGCGAGCAATTTCTCCATTTTGTAATTTATCATATTGCTGGCCTTTAAGGATTCGAACCTTAACTGCATCCTCCAAAGGGATGTGTGCTCCCATTACACCAAAGGCCAATTAGTAGCGGGAGGAGGAATTGCACCTCCGTGGTTCGGGTTATGAGCCCGGGCTGGAACTGTCTCCAGACGACCCCGCATATACTTTCTTATAGATTATATATCAAACTCAGATAAGAGTTTTGATGGTTTTGAAAATTTGTGGCGATGGAGGGAGTCGAACCCTCGTCCCCGGTTTTAGAGACCGTTACACTAGTCGTTGTGCTACAAAGCCGTATTGAGGGCATTTCGCCCTCAATGTGTTATTCTTTAATTTGACTCATTTGTTTAAACCCTTCAAGAGTTTTTGCAATTTTCAATTTTCGACAATTAAGAAAATTATTTGGGTCATTTTCGTCGTAGTTGAATTCAGCGTCTTTTAATGATTTTTCTCTTAATAATGCATATGCTGCATAAAAGATTCTTAATTCAAAAGATTGATAATACGCTTTATGTTGTGCGTCTTTAGGTTCGATTGTTCTTGTAAGTTTATTGTTGACCATTTTTCTTTGGTCTTTGTAGATTTTTTGTTTTTCTACTTCTGCTTTGATAAAGTCTTTAACAGGTCTTGTGTTAATTTTTACGATTGTTGTTTCAATTGTTGTTTCCATAATGATTATTTATTTATTTTAAGTTATTTTTTAATTCTTTAACTTATGGGACAAAATGTCCCATAAAGTGTCCCATAAAATAACAATCATTAAGGTGGTCTAGTGTGGTTCTAACGGTTTTTCATAGTTTCTAATTATTTAAGTTCATTGTTTCCCATGTGGATTTCCCACATATTTCGCTTATTATTATTTCCATATCCATTGCAAGCGTTTCCTTCCAGTTCCAAGTTATTGTACTGAAAACAATAGATAGTATGAATACGATTACCCATGCAATCCATCCAAAGATGAATTTAAAAAGAGTTCGTAAGCAATTAAGTAGTAGTTTTGGCAGTTTCATTTAATTTTTTATTTAAATTAGTCACACAATCAAGTATCATTTGTTTTCTCCATTTCCAAGATGCAGGATGTGGTAAATTCATAAAGGGTTCAAATCCTATCTTTTTTAATCCTTCTTCCGCTTTTTTACAACAGGCGACTACTGCAAACCAGTCTGCACATTCTATTGTATTTTTCAACCATTCCAAATCAACCGGAAATTTGTCATCTTTGGATTTTCCAATCAACCCAGTTGTCTCTCCAAAGTATAATTTAAAAGGAGTATCGTTAAAGTAAGGTATTATTCGAGAATATGTAGCATTTTTCTTGTTAATTAAACCTGCTCCATAAACAGGAAATTTTAATCTTGCTCTTCCCATTCGATATCCATAGAAATTCTCTAATATGAATAATACTTTGAGTTCTTTCATCTATTTTAAAGCTTCTAATTGTTTGTTGAAATACTCATTTAAAAGAGCTTTTTTCAATTCAACAACTTCTTCTCTTTTTCTTGAAACAAAATCACTTCTCAATTGGCTAAGAGTAATCCATTCATTCTGTGTAACAAATACTGAAATTGGGTATGAACATAATTGAGTTTCATAACATCTTTTTTCTGAAGAACTATTAAGAATATGCCCTACAACAGTCCATGCTTTTACTTCATGATCATTGACAGCTTTTGATACAGAGTAAATAACATCAAACATTTCATATTCTTTGTTGAGGTTAAAGTCTTCTGCTGTTAATGAAGTTATTATGCCATTTTCGTCTCTCATGATATTTTTGTAATTTTAATTGTATAGCTAATATAATCATTATTTCTGACACGGAAAAATATTTTAGCAACTTTTTTCATATTCTAGTTCTTTTAATGCTAAAGGTAATCTTGAGACTAACTTTTGGGTTCTTTCACTTGGCTCAATAGCGATCGCGGTGAGCTGATTGTCAATGTCTGGCTCAGTAAAAATTGTGTGCTTTAAGTCGTAAAATTTGATTTTTTCAAGATATTGATATAATGCCTCTTCATTTTCTACAGATAAGAAAACGAGATACTTTGAATTTGTATTCCAATTTTGTGAAATTTGTGGATGTTCATGTTGAAATTCAATAGCGGCATGCGCTGCTTGTAACATTTGTTGTCCCGGTATCAAATCACGTCTTGTGATTACATACAATTTTTGATTAGTCTATTTCATAATATTATAATTATTTGATTTTTAATTTTGCATCTTTCACCGTGCCAATGTTTATAACAAGGAATAGTAAATGATTTATGGCAATATTCACATTCCTTTTTCATAGAATTTATTTTTGGCGATTTTCCTTCCATGCTTTTACTTAAGTTTTTTCTTTGTTGCTCAGTAAAAGAATATGTTTTTCCTTTATTAGGACTTATTTTTCCAAACATTGGATTTTTTTCTCCTAACTTTTGTTCCCGCATTTTTTCTTTTGATGTAGTAGTATGCTTTCTATCTTTCCATACATTACTTAATTTATCTCTTGTTTCTTTAGATATTGCTGTGTTACTTAAATTTTCTTTCGCTCTAGCATAATCTCTTGCAGATACTTTATATTTTGTTCTATAACCAGACATTCTCATAAGCGCAACTGCCAGATTTCTATTTTTAGGATAGATATATGTTAGTAATTCATGACAAATATAATGTTCTTTTGCTGTTAATAAAATTAAATTTTCTTTGCTATTAATGCCGCCTACACACTTTGGGATAATGTGATGATTTTCATAATATGCGCCATTATGTTTAATCCTATTTTCAGATGTAGCTTTCTGAATGATTAAATTATAGACTTTTTCGTGATTCATTTGGTTGAATATATTTAGATATATATTCATGAATTTTTTTGCAGCTTGAACTGCCTGATAACCCGGAGATAAATCTCTACGGGTAATAACGATTAATTTTGAGCCAATCTACATTGGTGTTCCTGTTCCTCCGTCTGTGTAATTTTTCATTTTAATAAAGTTTTTTTTCTTGGTGGTACTTTGTTACTTCTTTCGCGTGCAACTAATAAAGCTACAATCGCTAAAACTGCTATGACTAAAATAATTCCTGCCATATCTCTTATAATTTATATATCTACTTATTCAAAAAGTTTTTTAAAACATCAAAAAGTGTGTTCCAAAGATTAGTTTGAGCTTCTTTTATCGTTTCTCCTTGTGTTACAATATTTGAAAATTCTAAGAAAAAAGCAGTATAACCGCCTTGTTTTTCATCCAAAACATAAATTTCTTTTCCGAGTTTTCCTGACCTCGTGTAGTGTTTTATCTTCATTTTAATGGTACATATATCCTGTTATACTTGTTCCATAGAGAGGCATCAGATTCATCATGTTATATACTTCGATGTAATCTACCATCTCCCAACTTTCTCTCTTATCATCGAAACGAAATTCTCTTTTATCACCCATTAAAGCAGTTGGGATAGGACTTCCTGTATAAATAATTCTGAATTTGCCTTCATCATTTTTCCAAACTTCAATAATTCCTGTGCCTACTGTATGCACATCAAAATTTGGGCCGGTTCCTTTTACATAACGTTTGTCACCGTTCTGATCGAGAAGAATGCAATATTCAAGTCTTTCAAGAGTTACAGCGTCACGTGTATACTTTCCGTTTTCTTCAAGTACTTCAATACCTGTTGGAGGAATGTAGAAAGAAACATCAGTACCTTTGATGATAAGTAAATTACCAGTACGGATTTCTTTTTCTTCGAATAAGTTGGATGATTTTTTTGCGACCTTTTCTTCGGTACCTTCTGCAGCTTTTACAACTGAGTTCTTAAGGTTTTCTTTTGCTTCTTTTTCGTTATAAACACGAATCAAAAGATATTCATTTGATTTAAGTTGGTGTCCATCAACTACTTCAGCAACCTGGCCTGGATATAATGCGAAAACAGTAGGTCCTTGAATGTTTATTTTACGACCCATCGTAAGATCAATCGTATTTTGTTTTCCTTTTCCTGGGTGTCTTAAACCATTTTCATCCTTAGAAGGATTGGTTAATACAAGATACTGACCTTCGTCAGCAGCTGGACAAACTCCGATTGCTTTTTCGGATGTTGTTGGAGTGAATCTGCGTGTATCTTTTTCATACACTACTGGTTTATCAGTGTCTGCAAGAGAAACTTTAAAAGGACCAGTTACAACTTCTACTTGTCCTGTAGCTCCATCCTGTAGCTCCATCCTGTAGTAATACGTATGTGCCCTGTGATAATACAAGGTCACCACTTCTGCCTTCTGCCATGTTGTTTTAAATGTTTAGTGATTAATTATTGTTTATTGTTTATATGTCAAATATAATCAAAATATTTCATTTGATAACATATTTGTTGTTAATTGTCTGTTAAAGTTAACTCAAAGAATAAGGACGTTCATCATTTTTAAATTGTACTACTGTACATTCATAAACGAATTCTCTAATAGATAATTCATAAATATCATCGACAATAAAAATTCGTATAGAAGATAAATCTTCGACATTAGACATAGTTAAATGTTTATCGCCAACATTTACAGGTGAATTACGTATAGCGCCTTTTATTTTATACATCTTATCGAATTTTATTTTTTATAAGTTGAAAAATATTATCGACTACAATTTTTTCATGAATCCAAGTACATTTACTACAATCCCAATATCCATTTTCTAAATATTTTCCTCTTTCTTTAACTTCACATGGATATAAAGGACAATAACAAAATGTACAATCTTCTAATTTATTAATATCGTGACAAGGATACGATGAACAATTTTTGTTTATTCTTCTGGTTTCCATTCATTCGGCCAGTTATTTTTATCAAGTACGGGTTTTTCAAAAGCAGATGCTAACATATCATATGTTCCTTTAAGGTCTTTAAGAGTTTCCCAACCTGACATAACATTCATATCCATTCCATACGCTACTGGTTTGTCATCTTCATAATGTACTTCAGTAATAGAAAAGACACGAAATGATTTGCTTATAAACTTTGTATTGCCAAGTGAATCTCTATCCATTACATCGGGTTTCATTTCAGTAACAATTCTGTGATTCCAGTAATGTTTAGGTGTTTCTTTATCTTTTTTCATTTGTTGGAGTATAATCGTAAATGTCTGCTACTTCTTTATTTTCGTGACATACATCACAAGTATCTTCCCATGCAGAATAAACTGTATCAGGTAATATTTCTAAAAACATTTTAGAAGCGCAATCTTCACAGATTTGTTGAATTTGTTTCTTAAGCATTGCCGAAACGTTGTAGAAGAAGATTAAAATTTTCTTTGATCTTTTTTGGTGTGAACATTTTAAGAATGCCAGTCGGATCAAACACAATATGCCAAATTATAAAGACTGTTAAGATTAATCTTAGACCAGTTTCATCCTTTGGTATTAAAATAGCTAACATTACGCAAACTGCAATAACGATTAATTCTGCAAAGATAGCTAACCCTGTCAAAACATAGGGCATTTTTGATTTTTTCATGTGTTTATGTATTAAAGTGTGCCCGGAGAGGGACTCGAACCCTCACGCATTTTCAGCGCATGCTTTTGAGGCATGTGCGTCTACCAGTTCCGCCATCCGGGCGGTCTAGCCTCCGCCGGTCTTTCACCGATAACCCACCCTTTATGATCAATATTGTGATGAGCGCAACTTTTTTTGTTGTTGCCAGAGGCCGTGTAAATTTAAAGAACGTTTATTTTTTTCAAATCTGATTTAAATAAAACTTTTAAATTGGGTATAGATTTCCATTTTAAATTATCTAATTCAGTTTTATAGCCTTTTATTTCAATAAATAGATTATCTTTTTCAAGATAAAAATCTGGAACGTAATAATGTTCTTTATTATTTGAATCGAAATAATTAAAATGTTTTGTATTTCGTTGCCATTTAATGTTATTTTCGTCCAAATATTTTGCATATGCTAATTCCCAACTACTTTGTAGATAAACTCTTCCTGCATATATACTATCATACCATCCTTGTTTACCTCTACCTGAGTTTTCTCTATATCCACCACATTTTCCAGAACACGCCTTTGATAATTTTTCGGAATATTCTAATGTTTTGTAATAAGCCCTACTACATTTAAGAGAACAATATTTTTTATTTTTTAATTTTGTAGTAAATTCATTACCACAATTTTTACACTTTTTAACATGTGGTTGTTTTGTTAAAGCATTTTTTATTTTTTCATTTATATCTTTTCTTTTTGCTTTTGTACTAAAACTTTTAGCGCATTCATTCGAACAAAATCTTCCTGAACCGTATTTTTCAAAAACTTCTTTTCCGCAATTTTCGCAAAAATAATGATATTGTTTTATTTCATGTATTTTTAAATGTTGTTTGTAATTTCTTAGTATTATTTCTTTATCACAATATTCACATTTAATTTTTTGATATGCATTATTTGCTCCATGTTTATGGATGCATTTCATAGAACAAAACTTATCACTTTGTATTTTAAAATTTTCAGAACCGCATATAATGCAAACTTTATTCATTAATAGTTTTGATATTATATACTTTTCTAATGCAAAAGTTTTCGATTCTATAAAAATAGTTTGATTGTACGGCGTGTGGGATTCGAACCCACGAATCATAAATGAACCAGCTTGAAGGGCTGGGTACTTTGAGCCGCTTGTATAACGCCGCATATAATTTCAGTGTATCTTAAGAAGGTAGATACACCGTGGAACTTTTGTCTACCACAAGAAAGCCAACCCTTTCTTTGACTGTTTGGACGCCGGGTTGGGGTCGCGTTATCAGTCTATTACCTTTTAAAGGAGTTTTTCTGTTTTTTGCCTACCATGCACTGGCCAGAATCGAACTGACCAGTTCGGGGTCACGATCCCCTCCGCACCAGAAGCCAACATTCCAATCGGCTACTTACTCCAATGTTAAAGAACTTTTATGTTGTTGGATATCGTCTTGCCCTAGCCGAAGCAATAGAGTAGATACAGCATATCCATTGTTTTGTTGGGACCTTTCAGTCCCTTATTTTTTCTTCCTGGTTTCCATCCTTGATTTAACCAGAAATTTAAATCTTCTTTTTTAATTTTTTTAACTTCATTGTTTTTTATTATCCAACGTATGCCGTACATTGAATTATTTTCTCCAACGTGATTATGTTTTCCTTTATGAGCTTTACGCCATTGTTCTTTTGTTTTTTCTGAATGTTTTTTATTTTTCATTCCCCAATTTTCGGGTTTATTTTTATTTAATTCAGAAAATCTTTTCGCTTGTCTATCTTTATGCCATTTAATATATTCAGGGTTATTCCATTGTGATTTCAATCCTGCTATTGTGCATTTTTTCCTATGTTCTTCATTAGAAAATCCTCCTTCACCTCCAATTTTTAAATTCATGCATAAAGGGTCATGTAATAAAGCTTCATTAACAAGTTCTATTTCTCTATTTTTTAAATCTTTTCGTATTTCAAAAAACTCTATTCTTTCAATTTGATGATTTTCTCTTCCATGTTTATTAAGAGAATATCCTAATCTTTTTCCACTACCTAAATAACCATCATCTAAGTTATTCGTAGAGTGCATTCCAACATAAAACTTATTTGTAATTAAACAAGTAGTTTTGTATATGAAATGATATTGCTTTTGTTGTCTTGGCATGCATATTTTTATATTATATACATAAGAAGAACAAAAGTTTCACAGTGCCGCCGGGAAGGATCGAACTTCCTCGCTAATGTTTTACAGACATGTCGTCTACCCTGATCGTCGGCTTATTTATTTGAATCGACAAATTCTTTCCATAATGTATCAACATCAATTTCTTTATTTAAATTTCCTTTGTATTTTAAAATAAGCCATTTAACAAAATTGATATCTCTATTCATTATTACTACATCTGTAGTATTCATAGATAATGTTTCTTGTAAATCACTTAAATGACTCATTACAACCATTGATGCTTTTGTTTTCATGTCTTTATTTAATTGATATAGTGTTAATATAACAATAATTTCTGACAAATAAAAATTTCAATGAACTTATTTTCAAATTATTTTTGTATTTCTTATAACTTCAAATATTTTATCAACAGTTTCCTTTTTATGAATCCAAGTACATTTACTACAATCCCATATTTTTCCTTCAGTTCCATTTATGTAATTTCCTCTTTCTTTATTTTCACAAGGATAAAAAGGACAATAACAAAATGTGCAATCTTCTAATTCACTGTGACATGGAAAATGTCTGCATGCCTTATTTTTTCTTTTCATTTTTTTAACTTTTGTGCCGCCGGAGGGACTCGAACCCCCATGCCCTAAGGACCTGATCTACAGTCAGGCGAGCCAACCAATTGCTCAACGTCGGCATTTGGCTGTCTTTCCAGCCTGTCATTATCGTTGAATTATATTAATTTCACATTAATTGCACTCAATCCTCTTGGTCCGTCTTTAAGTTCGAAACTAACTTCGTCATTTTCGTTAATCTTATCGATACAGCCTGTAACATGTACAAAATACTCTTTTGTTGATGTTTTGTCTTTGATAAATCCAAATCCCTTAACTGTGTTAAAGAATTTTACTGTTCCTTCATTCATAATCTATTATTTATTTTAATTCACTCTAATAATATATTAGAGTTTGTCGTTAAGAATTATTTTCAATTCTTCTATCTCTTTATATAATTTTTCTTTATTATTATCATTTATTGGATTGTACCATTTAATTCTCAACACTTTCCAATCATTTTTTTCTAAAAACTTATCTTTAATTTGGTCTTTTTCTTTTCGTTCTTCGTGTTGTTTTCCGTCTATTTCTAACGCTAGCTTTTTATCAATGAACGCAAAATCAATGAACCATCGTCCTACTTTGTAATCTCGTTTCCAACCTTCAATTTTTTCATTTTCAAATAATGATATAAAATATTTTTCAGGATACGAAGGTTCTTTATCTTTTCGAGATTTCCATCCTGAAAAAGTTCCATTTTTTAATCTTTCTTGCGCTTTTTTAGAAATTTTTTCTCTGGCTGATTCACAAGAACCATTATTTTTTCTTGCACAATTTCGTGAACAATATAGTTGATTCTTTTTTCTTGAGGCAAATGTTTCTTTACATTCAGGACATATTTTTGTTTCTTTATGTTTTGTTAATTTTAATGTTTCATTTGATCGACCCTTAAGTTTTTTACTTATTTCACGATTAATTTCTTTTCTTTTGGCTTTTGTACTAAATCCTCTTGCACATTTACATGAACAAAATCTTCCTGAGCCATAAGTTACTTCATGTTCTTTACCACAGTTTTCACAAACTTTCATCGTTTAATTATTATATGCATAATCAAGACAAAAGTTTTTGAACTTATGATCTCATGCTTGTCGAGGATGCCAGATTCGAACTGTTATTAATGCTCCCAAAGCACTCGTGTTACCGGGTTACACCACATCCTCGAAATTAAATGTTTGTTCCTTACCAAGCGGAAATAAAGCCGCAAATCTTAATGCGCAATTTCCAATCACTTTATCTTACAACGAATATCATCCTCTTGGAAGGATTGTAATTTAGCGCAACCAAGCGCATCTGATATAATCTCGGTCCTGTCAATTCAGGTTTCACTCATTACTATTCGCCTTCAGCAAACATTTTGTGCCCAGAGGGGGACTCGAACCCCCAAACCCTTTCGGACATCGGCTCCTTGGGCCGACGCGTCTACCATTTCCGCCATCTGGGCAAATTGTAATGCATGACAGAATCGAACTGTCATTTTCAGATTGAGGGTCTGACCTCCTGCCGTTAGAGGAATGCATCATTTTAAAAAACATAACCTTGTCTTATTTCCTTTAACCCAATTGGGACATCCATCATGATCTATTCGGATGATGATAAAGTGGTCTGCTAATAGCTTTTTAGCAGGGCTATGTTTAATTTGTGGCCCTGAAGGGATTCGAACCCTCAAGAGCTCCGGGTTTAAGCCGGTGAACTGTGCCAGTTTGTATAAGCCACAGGGCCAATTAAGTAGAGAAAGCCTAAGAGAATGTGTACAGTGAATTTCGAGTTCACAATGATCTTTCGATCACCAGTTTTGAGCTAGTTGCATTTACCATTTTGCGATGTAATTCTCTAAATTACTACTACTTTGTACCCCCGATGGGATTCGAACCCATAAAATCTTGGTTCTAGGCCAAGCGGTTTACCATTTTCCTACAGGGGCGTATGTGATCAACTGGACTTGAACCGTATCCTGAGCGCTTAATGCCCTCCGTGCTACCATTACACTATTTGATCCCTACATTTATGTTTACTAATGAGTGACCAGCTTTTCGTAGATTAAAATGTAGTTCTGATACCGGGATGTCTCTGACTTAGGTTATCGCCATAGCATCTCTTTTAAGGAACTCTAGTCCGGGTATTCATAGTCGGAATGGTGGAACTCGAATCCACGACCTCCTGAACCCGAATCAGGTAATCTAGCCAACTGATATACATTCCGTGGATCTGGATAATTATAGTCCTCCAGTTATGAGACTTTTAAAATTTTCTATTTGTGGATATAATTTTTCTTTATTATTTTCATTTATAGGGTTAAACCATTTTATTCTAATAACTTGCCAATTATTTTTTTTCAAAAAATCATCTTTGATTTTATCATGTTCTTTTCGTTGTTCATGCTGGCTTCCATCTATTTCTAATGCAATCATTTTATTTTCAAACGCAAAATCAATAAACCATCTACCAACTTTGTAATCTCGTTTCCAACCTTCAATTTTTTCATTTTCAAATAATGATATAAAATATTTTTCAGGATACGAAGGTTTTTTATCTTTTCGAGATTTCCAACCTTTACATGTGCCATTTTTAATTCCTTGTTTTATAGCTTTAGATAAGTTTTCTCTTGTTTCTGTAGAAATAGTTCTTGTTGAACAATAGTTAGAACAATAAATTCTATCTCTATCATTCCAATTAACTATAAATTCTTTTTTACATTCTAAACATATTTTTTTAATTTTACGTTCATGACCTAAATCTCTAGTTTTTAAAGTTTCACTTACTAATGCATTTATTTCTTTTCGTTTTGCTTTAGTGCTAAATCCTCTTGCACATGTTTTTGAACAAAATCTTCCTGAACCATACGTTCCTTCATGTTCTTTATTGCAATTTTTGCAAGCTTTCATCGTTTAATTATTATATGCACAAATAAGATAAAAGTTTTTGAACCAATATACTGTTGTCTAGATGGAGGGACTCGAACCCCCAATAATCCGGCTTCCAATGCCGGCAACCTCACCATGTGGATCGCACCTAGTTATTCCGCCTTCAGATTATAGTGCTGTTTGCGTTTTCACCTGTGATTACAGGAAGCACTTTATATTAACAATATGTCAAAGACCGTTTATAAATATTTCATCCAAGCATAATGCTTGCGATTTGTTAAATAATTTTCATCATTTTGATTTTGATAAGATTCTTGTTCAAATGATATTTTATAATATCCTCTTAGTAAATGTTCTATTTCATACCAAATATAAAATGGAATAATTAACATTTCAATTTGTTGTTTCCAATGTATCTTTTCATGATTTAATGTAGTTTTATCATTCAAATCCATAACATATATACCAAAAGGAGCTAAAGTAATTCCAGTTACGTTTTTTCCAAAAAGCTGCAAAAATTTATTCATCTTTCTTATTCTCATCTTAACAATTTATATGTTTTACTCAAAATATTTGTGTGGAATGAGGGAATCGAACCCTCCTACTCTGGCTCTTCGGGCCAGCGCTTGAACGCTACTCAGCTATTTCCACGTTTTGGCTGGTGATTTGAATCCCATTTAATCGTTACGCCTAACGAACCATTTTTTAATTGCTACCCCAAGTGGATTCGAACCACTATCCCAAGTTTCAAAGACTCAGATAATTAGCGTTAGCACCTTTATACGATGGGGCAATATTGTTGTTCTTCCGGGACTCGAACCCAGATTACTTGCTTCAGAGGCAAGTGTGGTAGCCGTTACACTAAAGAACAGTTTAAGTTGAGAAATGCGAAGTGAGCTGTTTGGTTTAAAATTTTTCTGATTTCTACGAAGTAACTCATTTTCTTACTACAACTTTTTTCTTCCTTGAAGCCATCCATTTGTTAAATACAAATGTAGTTCTTCAACTCTTATTCTTTTTATTTCATTGATACGACTAACCCATCTAAAATTTTTATTTTCCGGGTGTTTATTTTTATGAGATTTTTTCATAATTTTTATTGTATCTTCAGAATGCTTTTTATTTATCCACCAATCATGATTTTTTCTTGCTTTTTTAACTCCTTTTGATATATTATCTTTCCATTGAGTTAACCATTCTTTATCATTTTCACGTAACCAAGATAACTGTTTATTTCCTTTTAGACTTTTTTCTTGTTGTATACGACTATTTGAATTTAAACTCCAACATACGTTTCTTCCATCATTTCCGCCTAATTGAATATTCATACAAAGAGGGTGGCGAAGCATATTTTCATTAACTAATTCAATTTCTCGATTTTTTAATTTTTCTCTTGTTTCAAAGAACTCTGTTTTTTCACAAATATGATTTTCTTTTCCATGTTTATTTAAAGAATACCATAAATGCTTTCCACTACCCAAATACCCATCTTCTAAATTGTTCGTAGAGTGCATTCCTATGTAAAACTTATTTGTAATTAAACAAGTAGTTTTATATATGAAATGATATTTCTTTTGTAGTCTTGGCATGTATAGTTTTGTTTTATATGCATGCCAAGTACAAAAGTTTCACTGTGGGGGAGGCTGGAATTGCACCAACTTTTTGAGATTTTACCGATCTGATTTCGAAGTATCTCTATTCGTCACTATGATTTTGCAATCAAGAAAAGTGAAAGAGCATTTTATTGCTCCCCCTTATACATTTTATTCAAAGAACATTTTATTTTGAGCACTTGGTTGGATTCGAACCAACGGTGTGGATTTTACGCTTTGCAGGCGCATGCCTTCGACCACTCGACCACAAGTGCATTATGTTTTAATTTTTTTATTCAAAAGAACTTCTTTATTCCAAATTTCAACTATTACTTGAGGATATTTAGCAGAAAATTCATTAAATTTTTCTTTATTTTCTTTTCTCCGATAACCCTTAACTTCAATATGTTTAACTAAAATATCGTTTTCGTATATTGAAAAATCTGGAGTATATGATCTTGTATCACTTAATGAATATGATTTATCTTCATATTTCCAGTTTATTTGGTTTTCATTTAAAAATTGAGCAACATTTATTTCCCAAGACGATTTAAAAGTTAATCCATCGTATATGATATTTCTTCTTCTAAAAGATGTAGCTCCGTTTTTATTTCCTTTCATAGAAAGGGCAATCTTGTGTTTTCTATTTACTTCTTCAATTGGGTCCGAAGCTTTTCCGGTTGCCACGCCTGTTAAACTTTTCGAAATTTTGTCACCTATTTCTTTAGCTCGTTTTTCTCCATAAGTTTCTTTAAATGTTTTTCCTTTATTGATGGGAATAAGTCCTAACAAAGGATTTTTAAAATTTTTTCCTTCTTCAGTATGTTTTCTCCAAATATGACCTTTAATTCCCATTTTTGAAAAAGATTTTTCGCAATAAGGACATTTGATTTTATTTTCCATTTAATAAAGAACATTTAACTAAATATAATCAAAATACTTGACATAAAAAAATATTTTAGCATTTATTTTCAAACTTTTTTCTTTTTTTTACTCCATTCAAACACGAAACCCTCTGTTTTGCAGAGGGTTCAGAAAGGAGTATATAATAAATGACTTTATTCCATACCTTATCTTTGACCCTCCGTAATAGTTTCATAACACAACGGTAGCTGCTCACTAAATTGTGGGAGTTGTGAAAAGGGTAAATATGTAAAGTACAAAGTCATCTTCTTAATTTCTTTAATTTATTTATATATCAATTGCTGATTCTGTAATTATATTAACTTAATGTAAAAAGTTTCGTAAATTAATGTATATTTAACAATTTTTTAATTTTCTTCCTCTACGCCATCCATCGGGTATTTTATCTTCCTTATGAATTCGCATTTCTAATGATTCGTTTGTTATCCAACATCTTTTAATAAAAATAGTTGGATTATTTTTATAGAACAATTTTATTGATTCGTTTTTATTTTCTTTTGTTTTATCTGATTGTTTTAATCCTTCATGTGATTTACTTATCCGATCTTTTAATTCTTGATCTAAAACTACTCCTTTTCTTGGAGAAGTTCTTCCTGTCATAAATTCACTATGTCGTTTATTAGGTTTTCGTAGTTTTGATTTTTGATCTTCTGTCCACTGTAATCCTAAACAACCATCTCCTCCAAATGTTAAATTATATCCTTCTCGAGATACATGTGAATTCATTTCTTTAATCCAAAATTGTTCTTTTTCTCTCCATTCTTTTGGGTTGATGTATTCTATTATTCCCATTACAAATTTTTGCGCGCCATGTTTATCGATCAAGTCTTTAACGATATTACTGCTTCCGTAATAATTATCGTTTTCGTACTCTTTGTTTGTGGCGTGAAAACCTACATAACATTTTTTATTGTAAAGATTTACTATTTTGTAAATGTAGTAATATTTGTTATGATAATTTTTTAAATTTGACACAAATTATTTTTTATTTTTATAGGGTGTTAGTTTGTTGTAAGGTTTGTACGCAATATAATAGTAATGTCTACAATAGGGATAATATTCATTATAGTGATATTTATATTGTTTGTAATTTTCATGCGTAGGATAAGATTCAATTGGAGTATTAAATGCGTACTTTACAAAAGAACATCCTGTCAAAGATAACAAACATATTATGATTACGAACAACTTTTTCATTGTTGTTAAAAAGTGTTAATTACAGTACTAATATAACAATAATCTTTGACAAAAAAAAATTTTAATGGAAAAAAATGAATATATAAATTAAAAAATATGTCATTCACTTCTTTCAGTAACTATTTGTTTGAAAATGAAGAACTTGGGAATAAGAAAGTTTCTAAAGTTGGAAAAATTGAATCTATTTACGGATGGATTGATTACTGTTATGAACGATCTGATGAATATCCTAACGGCGTGGTTGTTGATTTGGGTGGTTATGTTTACAAACAATATCGTGGAAAAGGAAAATTGAAAGACATGTTAAAGAAACTTTTATCTTCTGTGCCGCCAGGCACTACAGTTCAAATGGCTGTTTCGAATCGTCATCTTATGAGTATGTTTAAAAGATTGGGATTTAAGAAAGTTAAAAGAATAGTGTATTGGGGTGAGAATTCTCACGCTATGGAAAATATTATAACTCCTGAATTAATCGATTCTATCTAATTTATTGCACAGTCTTCCAAAATGCTTTATGAAATTCCTCTTCATTATATTTCGTTATATCTATGTTTTTGGTTATGATAAAATTATGCCACAAATTTTCCCATTGGTCTACTTGTTGTAACTTTCCTGATCTATGTCTTTTCATTAAGTCTTGAACAAATTCCCAATTGTTCATTATTTCGAGAACTGTTTCATTATGAATTATGTATTCAGGTATTTGTTGTTCCTGTTGTACATTCTGAGGCCCAAAGAAGGCTTGAAAGATGTGTTGTTGTGCCATATTATAAGTTTATTAATCTCCTGTGTAACCTCCACTCGGTGTATCGCCATAAAATCTACTTACAGCATCAGAACCTGATTCGGATTCAGAATCCCATTTTCTATTTCCAACAAGACTCCAGAAAGTAGGTCTTGTTTCAACTAATTCACCTTCAGTTCCCCATTCTTTGATAAATTTTTGGAACCATCTTTCAAATTGTTCTTCACCTTTTATTCTTGATGATGACATAAAATCTTTTGGTAAATCGACTGTATCTTTTTGCCATTTCCATTTTGGAGCATCTGGATCGATTTCAGGTGCTATTTTGTCCCATGTTAATTTTGATAGTGGGATACGTTTTTGTTCGTCTATTGATTCATATAAGTATTTCATTTTAATTAATTATTTTCTTAATTTAAATCTAAGAATTATGCGATAATAAGGACCTTGTTGTTCATGTTTTAATGAGATAAATTTAAAATTAAGATCATTTTTAAAAAAATCTTTTATTGGTTCTTGTTTTATATCATTAACGATTAGAAAGTTTTTATAAATAGCAGCATTATCAAAACCAGAAATAAAATTAGGGAATTTTTCTCTTAATTGTTTTTCAAGATTATCATAAAGAAATTTCATTCCTATTTCCATGTCTTTTATTGGATCAGTTTCCTCGGCAAATTTTTCGTTGATAAATCGAGCTCTCATTATCTTCTCCCATATTTTAAGTCAAATATATTTGATAACACTTGTATCAAATTACTTGGTGATGTATTTTTGCCCGAAACTTTTTTTCCAAAACTACCTGGCCTTGAAGGACTACTAATTGAAATTTCGGATTCCCATTTAGGACCCATATCCATTACTCGACTTACATCTCGTAATGAAAAATAAATGTTAGGAGCAATTCGAATATAGTTTTTCATGAGTACTGAGATCAATCCGATCAATACAATTACTGATACGAGAACGATTGAACCAACGATTAAAAGTGATTTTACTTCGGGTGTCATTGTTTGTTTGTTTTAAAATTAATAATTATGTTTATGTTTATGTTTAAATTTTTTCGACTATTAAAAGGCCGTCTTGTGATGATACAACTTTAACAATTTCGTTTAAATAAACTTTGTTGTTTGCAACTTCTCGAAATGTGTAATGAAAATTATCGATACTACATTCTCCAATTCCTTGTGTACCTGTTGCTGTGGTTACAAGAGCAGTTTTTCCGCTGAATGTGGCTGCATCTCTAACTCCACCTGCCTGTTGACTATAAAAACCAAGCATAATAAGATAAGCAACTCCTGCAAGAAATATGCCTGTTCCAAATCCTAAAAGAAGTTGTCCACCTATACCCCATCCAAGAAGTAATTTTGCTACAAGTCCGGCGACACCAAATCCTGCAAATAATGCAGATATCGTTCGAACTGAAAAAAGACCAGGTGTTGCGTTTCCATCGGTATCATGATCTCCATGAAAATCGTGGCCACCTCCTAAATCATGATCACCTATGCTTAGGTCATGATCTATATTTCCAAAGATTGCTAATGCGAATATAGCCAATCCTAAAAATAAGAGTACTAAATAAAATCCTACCATTTTGTGTTTTGTTTAATTGTTAATGAATAAAGTTAAATATAATTAAAAAAAATGAACTAAAAAAATGTTTGAAGTTAATGTTTTGTTAAGAATTTTTAAGGTCTTTTTGTTCTTCAATACTCAATGTAAGCATATCAGCACTTATAATAAGATTTACCAAAGGGTAATCACGTGATGCATTATATGCATAATTTTGAGGGGTATTCATAATCATTGTACTAATTTCTGTAGCACCCATGTGCCAACGAATTGCCAATGCTTCTTGATCTGTAAGTTTAATGAATTTAGAAATCAAAAATATTGATTTTTCGCCATGGCCAAGTGGAAATGCATCTCGAACTTCATAACCGATGTAATCTTTCCATTTACCAGCATCATCTTTGGTCCATTTCTTAGTAACGAAATAGTTATTTGTTTTACAAACATCATGAAATAATCCACATATAATGGCAGATTCTCTCAAAGATTCGAGTTCAGGTTTTTCTTTTACAATCATATTCAAATTATGAAGAGCGAATCTTGTAACATTCAATGAATGGGCCAAAAGTCCACCTTCAAAATTTCCATGAAAGTTAGTTGATGCCGGAGCTGTAAAGTAATCCGTTTCAGTTTCTAGCCAATTAACTAATTGGTCAATGCCTTCTCTTTTAATAAAACCAATTGCTTTGTTAAAACTTTCTCTTCTTTGTGTTGTCATTATGTTATGTTTGTTAGGATGTTTGTTTCTTTTCGTTTTTCTTTATTATAGTAGCATAAAAACTTGGATTTGAATGTGGTTTAAGTATAAATGCAACAAAATCTTGTGTTTCTTTATAAGGAGGAACACCACTATATTTTATTACGTTTGCATAACCAGCATTATATGCTGCAACTGCCAATCGTAATAAATTCTTTTCTGAATTTCCTCTTTCTCTCCAAAATTCTTGTAAGCCATTCAAATAACATAAGCCTATGTAAATATCTTCTTGTGTTTTATCCAATTTCATTGTGTCAACACGAAGTTCATCATAATATATTTTTCGTGTATCTGGCATTAATTGAGTTAAGCCTGTTGCGCCTACAGGAGATTGTACTGCTTCATTAAAAGAAGATTCTTTAAATATTAATCTAAATGCAACTCTAGGTGATATTTTGAGTTCTTGAGAAAGTTTATATGTGTATTCTACATATTTAAAATCAATACAATCAGGTATTAAAATTTCAGATTCAAATTCAATCTGTTGAATTACACTTTGTTTATAAATTTCTTCATACATCTGAACGTATTTATCGTATTCTGCTTTTGCTACCATAGATTCTTCGATCGAATTTCCGGATGCTTGTGTTTCTGACATAGCTGGATATTTTGCTCCAACATTTAAGTACATCAACATGAAAATGAGTAGTAGAGATTTACTGAATTTTTTTAAGGCATTTTTAAAAATTAGCAAATAACTTGTCGAGACCTCGATTTTTTTGTCCGTCTCAATAGACATTTGGTTCTTTTCTTTCATCATTAAATTTTTTAATTAGACATTAATCACTCGTAAAGAGCGATACACTTCCAACATGATGATCAACGTCATCATCTTGTGAAATTACTAGCGGAGGAGTAACAAAAATGTTATCCTCAGGTTCCATATCCTTTTCATTTATATATCTTTGGGTGCTTGATATTTTTTCACCTGGTTGAAGATTTTTAAGGATCATATATGGTCTATCTTTTATTTGTCCGTCAACTAATTTCAATGTTTTAAACTGTAACTCTTCTTCTTCAGTTACTATTCTTGCGACACAATTTAATGTTGTACCTTTTATTAAAATATACTTTCCGCAAGGCTTGTTAAGACTAAAATTCAAAACATCTTTTGAAAAGACTCCGCCTTTACTTTTGTTCCAAACTCTAAAAACCTGTCCATTAATATGCATGGGAAGTGCTAATGTGTGGTGATTTTCGAAAATTGTAACGATGATATTGTCGATCACATTAGGTATTAAAAGTTCAATTTTAATATCCGTAACTGTATCGTTTATCAATTCAGGGGATTCTTGTATTTTATTTTTTCGTTTCATTTAATTTCTTTTTAGATATAAATTTATATGCGGTTGTTTCTATCAATATTTTTACTGAATAAAATTCTTTTTTATCAATCATTTTTTTTACTTGTGCTGACCATGTACTTGGATCGATAACCATATCAGGCTGTGAAAGATATTCATCCACTTGTTTGATATTTCCTTTAATATAATTATCAATGATCTCTTTAACTCTTGGTTCTTTCATAATGTTTTCTGTTCTCCTAATCCATCATCTGCAACTATTAACCAACGTCCTCTCATGTCATCTTTTGATGAACGAACTTCCTGTGGGTTAACACTTACGATAAATCCTGACTTACCTATAAAGGCATTCACTAAATGAAAACTTCCTCCTTCAGTTTCTGAGCAATTGTAATCGCTATGTACTATGAATATTTTCTGCATTTTGTTCTTTATTACAAAGTTTAAAAGTTTCGTCAAAGCACATTTGCAATACTGTAGTTACATTTGCTCTTGACATGTATTTGTATGTTTCTTCACAGCTTCCTTCAACTTGTACGTCAAATTCTTCAAAAGCTGCTTTACAGAACTCGTTGCATTTTTTTACAACTTCCGCATACACTTCTTGTTTTTCCATTACTTTTGTTTTAATATTGCTTCAAAATCTTTAAGTTCTTTAACCATATCGCCTGGATAAAATTCGAGAGCGTCATAAACAGATTTGGAATCAACTTTATAATATCTGCAATATTCTTTTATTACTTCTTTACTAATTGGAATCTGTTTTTCTTTAACTGCTTGAGCTTTTTTAACTCCCTTTGTATACATCCACCCTGGCACAAATTTGTATTGCTTTCGCAAAAATATTTGCCAAAAGTCCATTACTGCTGCTTGATTAATTTTCAAATTTTGTAGAGCGTTTGCTTGCATTGGAAAATTTATTGCAAATCTGCGTTGACACATGAAGTAGTGTTTTCTTTTCTCGCCAGGAGTTAATGAAGAATAAGTTACTGGGTCTGTAAATACTACTTTGATAAAATCAAATAATTCCATTTATAGTCTGTTTTCGCTCTAGAGTCTCTATTTCCTTTGAAGTACTCTGGATTTATTATATGGTGAAAATTAAAAAAGTTTTCAAATTTCCTTTAAGTTTTTGTTAAATTTACGACCATGGTAAGTTGGTCTTGGGGAATAACGTTGAGTTACCGGGTTCAATTTTTTCGTAATCTGGAACATCTTCTACCGTTTCGCGAGCTGTCTGAGAATTCTTAGCCGGTGCTTTTGTCTTCTTAGGTGTACTGGGTGATGATTCGAGTTCATTCTGAGCATAAGGTCTGGTTTCATACTGTTTTTCGCTTGTTAAGCGATCGCTTGAACGTACAGGTTTTTCTCTTACTATAAAAAGTGAAGGATTTCCTTGAATATACTGAACAAATTCCCAGCATCCTGATTTTTCAGTTTGTTCAATAACATTTGAAAGCAATTGTCTGAGGTTAGTAAAATTTATTCCCTCTAACGATCTTGTTTCAGGTATTAATGAATACAACTCCTGAATGTTAACTAATTTTGTCATGTGTTTATGTATTTAAATGTTAAAATAATGCAGTTCCTTTTATGCGATCAATCTGTTTAAAGATTGGCGCTTCGTTGTTTCTTTTTGATTCTGTAACATAACGAGTTCCTTCAAGTAAATCACGCATATTAACGCTTCCATAATTAATACGTGGTTTATCTAATTGAGCTTGTTTTAAGTTGTTGAAAGTATCAACTATTTTTTCTGGAAAGAAATGTTGATCAAGAACTACAAGTTTTACTTGTCTCATAATTCTTTCTGCCATCATTTCTTTAGTGAATGGAAGTTTTACTTTAATTACTTTTTCAATGGCTGTCTGAACTTTTTCAGTTCGACTAAGTAGATCATATTGATCCATTAATTCTGTTGGAGAAATAAGAAGAGATTCATAAATTTTTTCAAATTTTGAATTTGTTACTCTTACTTCAACACCTTTATCATTTAACCATGAATAGATTGCTGGAATATTATCTCCATCATCACCACAAAACATTTTACGAAGTGCTATCATTCTTCCATCGACTACTTCCATTCGTGTTCTTTCTGAAGTTATGATTTTGTGAAAGTCTTCTTTGTCAACGTTGATAGTCCCTCTCATATTCATAAAATCAACGGCATCTGCTTCATTTATCCATTGTTCGAAATATTTGGGGACGTAAAGTTTACGCGAAGCATTTTTTCCTTGCATGAATGGATTGTACACCGTTACGAAAGCAAATTTCTTATTGGGAGCATCATACGGCCAAAATTTAACTAATTGGCGTAAATCTTCATCACCAGATACAATTATTGTATGCTGATCGTGCTGAAATGTTAATTCATAAGCCCAAAGTGCTATAACATCATCAGCTTCTGCGTTTTCAATTTTGGTAACGATCATTCCATTTTTTTCCATTAACTCACAGAATTCAGTTAATGAGTTATAAACATTATTCCAATTTATGATACTCGATTTGACTCTTTGTGCTTTGTAACCATCATTTTCGTCAATCTTAATATCTTTTCTCCATGATTTTGCGTCAAGCGCGAATATGATGCGAGATGGATTAACGATACGAACAATGAACGCGATGTCCATTGCCATTTTACGTATTAACTGATCAACTTCGGATTGTGAATCGAATGTAAATTGTTTACTCCCGTAACCTCCAACGACAAAAAGACTTCTATGTGCTATATTGCTTAAATCAAATATTAAATTTGTCATATTTTATTTTCTAATTGTTTGTACTTTATACCTTTTTTATTTTTATTCCAAGGCGTTTTTCCTGTATTACCTATTGATATTTTTGATTTCCTCGTTTCACTACACCCTTTTATACGTTTTTTAGATAATCTCTGTTTAGTTATGTTTTGTTCTTCCTGAGAACGATATGAAAAAGTATCACCTCCATCTCCTCCTAGTGTTAAATTATAACCTTTTTCTGATACATGGGATTTCATTTCTTTTATCCAAAACTTTTCTTTTTCTTTCCATGTGTCGAAATTAATATATTCGATTATGCCAGTAATAAAATTATCTTCGCCATATTCTTTAATTTTTCTTTTGAGTAAAATACCACTGCCTCGGTATGTATCTTTTTCGTATTCACTATTTGAAGCATGAAAACCTACATATTTTTTTCCATTTAACATGTTTTTTGTCATGTAAATAAAATAATATTTGTGGGCTTTGGTTTTTCTCATTATTTAGAATTTTTGTATTCGTACCAATTTTTGTAATGAGGGTATGCTAGTTTCCTTAAAGTACGAGATGTTAATCCCACATAAGGAGTTTTTACTACTTCATAAAATCCAGCTTTTACCCATTTAAGATAACCGGCTTTTGTAAACCAATTCCTGTAATTATCTACAGTAGTCATTGTGCCAAATTCCTGAGCCAATATTTCGTGACGTCTAATTACATCACCAATTACTGCATGGCCTAAGTAATTGTTAAATTTATCAAATGTTGTCATTGCTATTCAATTTTTCGATTATTTCTTCTTTTTTGTGTGATTGTTTTATTCCTTCGTATATTCGTGTAACAATAACGAAATGTTCATCCGGAATCCAGGGTGTTAAATACAAATCATCTATTGCAACCCATGCATCTGGTTTAAATTCAGCTACATGTTCCAATATTTCTTTGGCCCTAAATTCATCCAACCTTTGCATATTTGTTTTGTAGGTAGTTGTAACTCCTATTGGAGGTTTGATGATTCCGGCCCATTCTGTAAATATTCCTTGTAATTCTTCCAAAGAAAATCTATTTCTCCAATCGCTGGAAACAACTATCTCAGTTCCGGTTTTTTCAAGTATCTCATTATATACAGAAACTGCTTTAGGGTTAAATCTATGAATCGAACCCCATTTTGATTGTTTTGCGTTGATCTCGGATGCCAACGTCAATACATAATCTATGTCTGTATATAAAATTTTCATAGTTAAATATAACAATAATTTCTGACACTAAAAAACTTTATGGATTAAAATTTTGTTAAATTTTTAACCCAGCATTATCGTCGTATAGTATTGCTATGTATCTATTGCTATTATCATCCATTGCCAAATCTACTGAAATGATATCTGGTTTAATTTCATCAATCCATTTATCAATTTCCTTTTGCATGCCATCGACGCTGGAACCATAAACAAGTTTTATTCTTTTCATAATTGTATTGTATTAGGAGCTTCGGGTTCTGTATAAACTATCATTACTTGACAATATATGCTTCCTGATGGAGTCATAGAAGATGAGAGTTTAATATCTTCGATAGTTACGTTTTTGTTTTTTTCTAACCACTTATTTGCTGTGTCTTTAGCGCCAGTGCCAAATTCATTAAAAAGTTCTATTTTCATAATTTTAGGGTATTTTTATCTTCTTCAATAGTATCATAAACTATCATCGCGTATGTATAGCCATCATCATGAACAATATACTTAATATCAACATATTTTACTTTATCTTTATTTATTTTAAAGAAGTTATTTATTTGTTTTTCAACTTCTGCTTGATCTTTGGTTACACAAATAGATACTTGTATCATTTCTTATGAGTTTATGATAAGCTGTATTTTGTAAACACAACTTAAAAGGGTTATTAAAGGATCGATGACTAAAGTTCTTTGAGATTGATGTTCTGCCACAGCAATGATTATCATAGGAATTTTATCCGCTTTAGTCGGAACATTTGATTTAATATACTCTATTAAATCCTGACCAAGTGCATTGAGTGCATCGTCTATCCTACTGGCATATTCTCCAACTATAAACTTGTAGTTTTGATATGCTTTATCAGGTTTGTTAAAACATATTTTGAAAAGATCTTCATAATCGTAGTTGATATTGTAGTTCTTTTCTGTAAGTTCATGAACTTCTTGAAGATACAGAGATTGAATTTTGGTCATCAACTGCCTCATATCCGGAAATTCATTCTTAACAAATTTATGAAGAATTTCGTCTGTATAAGTTATTTTGGCTGCGGTTAATATCAATGCAATTCTTTTCTTATATTCTGTCATCAAATATTCTTCTTCTTGAGCATTTAAAGGATCGAATGATATACGATCAAAACGAGAAAATACTCCTTCAGGAATTTTCTGTACATAGTTTGTCGCAACTATGAAACGAGCCATATTTGAATACTTTTCGATTGGAACTTTGATTGCATCAAAAAAGGCTGCTGTTGCTCCATCAACCTCATCAATCAAAACACATTTAAGTCTTTCTTTGCCTCCATCAAGCGAAATAGTTGAACAAAATCTTGCTAATTGGCCACCTACAAATTCCGCTTTTGCATCCCTGCCATTTATGTATAGCGTTGGATGTCCTTTAGCTATTATCCACATTGTACTTGTTTTTCCAGTACCTGGACTTCCATACAATAGCGTGTTTAAAACTAAACCTTTAGATAAAGTTCTTTTAATTCTATCTGGAGCTATTAAATTTGCAAAGTCTTTGGGACGAAATTTTTCTGTGAATAGTTGTTCTAAACTACTGTTCATATCTATGTTTATCTATTGTATGTACGAAAATATTCAAAGTTTTTTAAAAAAGTGTTAATTAACACTGGAAAGTAACCTCAGTACCATTATCAAGTAATACAGTAGCCAAAGAATTTTCATCTATTTTCAATAATCTTCCTTCGAAATGTTCATTTGAAATTGTATTCCATTGAACCCTTTCTCCGATCATACATTGATAATCAAGATAGGAAATTTTCTTTTGTGTTTTTGTTTTTTTCATTTTTTTAGGTTTCGATTTATGAGATTCTTCATCAAATAAATCATTGACAGTTTTCCCACATATAACACATGGTCCGCCATCAGTTTCAAAATAATGTTCGTGTTTTTTCATTCTGCAAGATAATTTTCAAATTTAGTTGCTGCTTTTTCAATTCTTTCATCGTGATTAAAAGCCCAATCGTATTTTCCGCTGAAAACCTGATCAAGCGGAATCCATTTAACTATGTCTACTTCATGATCTTTGTATTTTTCAATATCTCTCGGCAATTCTGCACCAGAAAAATCATAAATCATACAATACCAAACTACAATGTTTTGTCTATTTTCGCCGGGTTTTGTATGTGTATAAAAAGAATCTTCATCATTATTAAATGTTAAATATCTTTTATAATCATTTAGATAAAATGAAGTTTCTTCATAAATTTCTCTGGTTATAGCTTCGAATCCATCTTCATCGTAATCGATATAGCCTGAAGGACATGCCCATTTTCCGGGTCCATCTGGCATCATTATTGATCTTTTTTCGGCTAAGACAAAGATGTTATCTTTGTATATCCCGAAGATAACTGCGCCAATGGCTGTAGAACGGGATTCCCATACTTCTCGATTGCCAATTTTATGGACGATATTAGGACGATTTTTAAATGTAGGTTTCATAAAATTAAATTTTATTAAATTCGATAATAGCTTTATCAGCTCTGTGTTGTGCTATTTTTTTATTAATTGTTAATCCGATAGCAATTACTGCTAATATAATTAGTCTAATTACAATAATTTTAATTTTTTTGTTCATAATCATGATATTTAAATATAACTGTTTTAATTTTATTTTTTCTGTTTTTACACATGTTGCATATTTCCCATGATGAATATCCTGTTTCCTTTGAAGCCTGCGCTATAGATATAAATGGCTGTAAATAATTTCCTTCAAGATCATACATGTCTATAGCTTTTTGATTATATGTTGGTTTTCCTACTTTTGCTTCTGTAACTGCTTTTATCATATTAGCTTTATGTGTTACAGACATTTTCTTTCCCGTTTTTCCTTTACTTATATTTTTACAAGTTTCTTCAGAACGTTTTTTATTTCTTATTAAATTTATTCTTGTTTCTTTATCTTTTTCGTTTAAATTATCCCAATATTTTTTAACAGCTTTACTTCTGTTTGTTCGTGTGTTTTCTTTATTAACACTAAAAGAAAATGTATCGCCTCCCGTTCCTCCTTCTGTTAAGTTGTAACCATTTGGCTGTAATGTATTTTTTTCTTTAATCCAGAAAATTTCTTGTATGTTTAAAATTTCATCCGTTTCACAAAATTCAAGAATTTCTTTTTTAAAATTTTCTTTTCCATATTTTGTTACAGCTTTATGTAATAAATAGCCTGAACCTATATACGTATCTTTTTTATTATCTTCTAGATGTTGTTTTCCGACGTATTGTTTTTTGTTAACCAAATTTGTTGTTAAATAAATTATTTTTTTCATAATATAAAGTGATGCAATGTTTTATTTTATTTATTCATTGCATCATCTTAGGTTTATATACTTATTGCAAATTGTAGAAGTGTTTTCTTAATTCAAGAAGTAAATTTAACGTAAACTCTATATCTACTTTTTCAGGAAGAGAACTTTTGGCACATTTTTCATCAAGAGATGCTATTTTGTCTTCTGCCATTTTAAGAAGATATTCATATTCCATTTCGCCTCTACGTATAGTCATCAAAAGTTCTATGTGTTCTTTGGGCCTTCTAACTATTAGTTCACCCTTATCAAGCATTTCTGCAACCATTTCTAATAATCTCATACAATGCATAAGATTTTTACTATCATAGTTCTTACCATGATCTTTGTTCATTTTGAACCTGTTCGGATTGCGTTCCTTAAGCCAAGTAGTAAATTCAAGATACTTTTTGCAATGAGTTGAATATCCATCAGCATTAAAATACAAATTTGCAACTAAATCCAAACCTTTAGGTATTGAAAATAATTGAACTTGATTAGCTTTTTCTTCATCTGAAACAAGTCCCCAAACTGGTTCTTCATTATAAAACATGGCAAATAAATTGTGACCATGATCTACTGCAGCAAGACCGTAGTTTTTCTGAGTATCATTTCTATGAAGACGAGTTAATTGCATCCAATCATTAAATAGCATTGAACCATTTCCATGAAGAACGTAGCAAAAATCAAGAACGTTTTTACGAACCATTTCATTTTCTTCCCAGTTCATTTTCTTGTTATAACCACGAGCTTTCTGTATTTGATCTATTGCATAACCTGCAAAAGTCCAACGAACTCTTTTGGTAAGAAATTTATCTTTTGCATTTTCAAGTAATTTGAACATGTCATCACGATATATAACGCAATCTTCAGGAGCTGCAAGAAGTTCGAGTATGTTAGGATTGTTTCCTATAAGAAGAAACATAAAACGTCCAAGTTCATAAAAGGTTGTGTCATTAGTTTCATCAGAAACTTGATCAACATAACCATACTTAAGGGCATCTTCAAGAGGCTGAACAAAAACTCCCCTTATGTCAGTGTCTGACTGAGGGGTGTTAGTTCCATAAGCCTGTGAACCCATTATAGCTTCGAATATTATGAGACCTTTGTCTCGAAGTTCTTGTATTGTATAAGTCATATTATATTATTGTAGGATATATCGGTTTATACTTACGACATTGATATCTAAACTCTGTATTACCGTATGTAACAGTTATTAATACTGTTCCAGATATGTATTTCATAATCGTTAATTTTACCATTAGGCCATCACTATCTGTGCCTATTGCTATAAAACCATTCCATCTATCATTATCATTATTAGTACCATCAGACCATTCCAATATTTTATTCAATTTATACGTATCTTTCCATTCGTTACCAATTGCAAATATACTGTCTGTTTTAAAGGTTATTAATGTACTATCTTTTTGCACTTTATTCCAATTTGGCCATTCCATTGTAGTATCGGCGCGTGAACGCTCTTTATACAAATCAGCTTTTAAGATAAATTGCGCACTAATTGATGCACATAAAATTAATAAATTAAACAATACCAGTAATTTTTTCATTAGTTTTAATTTTAATCCGAATAATTTGTATTATGTCCGAAATAACGATATATATCATTAAACATTCTGTTGCATTTAATGCGTGTATATCTTATTTTGACCTTTATATTTTTTTTAACTTTTTTAGGTTTAACAGGATCATTTTCGTGTTGCATGTTATGACACAAAACTGCAAATCCTATTGCAATTCCAAATGCAACTATTGTTAAAACGATCATCAATTCATTAAGAGTTGCTGTCATTTCTTTTTTGTTTTAGGATTTTTCATCAAATCTGAAAACAAATCCGTTTTGTACTGTTGTTTGTCTCCAAATTTGCCTGATCCGAAAATGTCATCAAACATCCCCATTACATTGTCTTCTACAGTACATTTTGTAACTATAATGCACTGATATTCAATTCCGTATATTTTTCTGCAATAATTGTCAAGTTTTGCTTTTGCGTGTAATCCGCTTAAACAATTTTTAACAATTATTTCTTTGTTGAAAAAATTCTGAAGTTTGCAATGAACTTCATATTTCAATCTGTATGATTTTGGTGCGTCTGACATTTAAATTTCCTCCTGACTTGCATAAAATTTGTCCCAAGCTTCTGCTTCTGTATTTCCCCACTGTAAAACGATTTCAGCATCGATTTCCGAATGATAAGGGCTTACAAAAGCATAAATATTATCGCCTTTGGAAAAACGTTTCAAAAAGTTTTCCTGATCATCAATTCTCGCAATACCTTGTTTGTCAAGGAGATTTTGCAGTGTGCCTACCTTCTTAAAAGAAGTGTTGTATTTAAAGTATAGCATCTTAAAGATGGTTTATGTCTGACATAACTTCTGCGTATGCAGTAAGTTTTCCTTCAATGAAATTTTTGAGAACCGGCTGGTCTTCATCAACTTTGTCCATTTCTTTAGACATTTCTTCCTGACGAGCAAGAACTGCATCAATAACTTTTCCAGTTATTTGATCACTTTTTGAAGTTGTATAAGTTTTTTCAAAATCAACTTTTGCAGCTATTGCGTCAGCAATATCGTGAAGATTAATGTTGGCGCAAAGTTTGCCGGCTAAAGACTTTTGAAGTACTTCAACCATGATTTCGTGTGCTCTATTATTTTCCATAATTAGTTTGATTACAAGATAAATATAATCATTTTTTCTGACACTAAAAAATTTTGATGGACTTATTTTTCGGGTTTATCATTACCTTTCTGAACTTCTTCGAAAGATTTAATTAAGCCAATTTCAAGGGCTCTTTCAAAATTGATAGTTGAGGTTTTTGTTTTAACGAAAACGTTAAAGCCGGTTGTTTTATTTCCAACAACAGAAAAGCTAACTATTTCAACTTTCTCATAATTTGCGGTTGATGTAATCTTTGCCTGTAATACATCGCCGGCAAAATATACTGTACCATCTTTGGCCATGTAAGAAGTATATGAACCTTTAAGATTTACGGAATCTTTACTCAAGTCATTGTACTTCAAATCCTGTGCAGAAACTGTTAATGTTAACACGAAGATAGCTGATAATAAACATAACATCTTTTTCATTTTCTTTGTTTTTAATTGTTGTTAATTACAAGATAAATATAATCATTTTTTCTGACACGAAAAAATATTTTTAACAGTTTTTTAACAGAAAATGAAAAATAATATAGCAGATACAACAATGATAAGGAATGCAAATTTTCCCCAAGAGAAACGATATCGTTTCCATGAATAATATCCCGGGCCAAAGATTCCGTTATTTCCACGGGCTTCTACTTCTGTTAAGAATGTATCATAAAACCATCTAAGGCCTTTCCATCCATAATAAAGAGGAGCTAGAAGGCAAATTAAAAAGAAACGCCCTACAGTTGCTAATTTCTCCTGGGGCGTTGTTTTTCTTTTTTTGCGTTTTATACGTGGAATTTTTGTAT